GGAGGCGTCGAGCATCGCCCACCGCGTCGAGGCCCTGCCGCCCCGGACCCGCCTTGTGATCGAGGGGTTGTTGGCCGGGAAGACCAACAAGGAACAGGCGCGGGCGTTGGGGATTGCGCCGGAGACGGTGCGCACCATGGCGAGGACCGGGCTCGCCCGCATGGGTGTCCCGAACCGGCGGGAACTGATGGCCGGCGCGCTGAAGCTGCCCGAAGATCTGAAGGTGCCGGGCGATCCGGTCGATCTGGCGATTGTGCGCCGGACGGCGGCCGGCATGACGGACGAGCAGATCGGCGCCGAGCTGGGCCTGTCGAGAACCACGATTGAGAACCGCGCCAAGAAGCTGCGCCTTCGGATGGGGGCGCGCAACAGGCTGCACATGATCATCCTTTTGAGCACGGGAGCACAGCATGCAGACCTCATTGAATGAGGCCGGCCGCGATGTCATCACGCCGACACCGCCCAAGCGGGAGCTGGCCGGGCGCATGGACGAGTGCGCTGTCCGGGCCGCCGCCGGCAAGTCCAACAAGGTGATTGCCAAGGAACTCGGCCTGACGGAGGCAACCGTGAAGGTGCACCTCAAGCATGTGTTCCTGCGGCTGGGGGTCCGTCACCGGAGCGAGCTGGTGCGGCGGTATCCGGTCAGCCTGTATGAGGAGCCGATGCCCGAGCTGGGCGGTCGGGTAACCGATCCCGATCAGCTCAGCCCCACCGACGTGGTGGTGTTCGAATGCATCAGCCGCGGCATGACCAACAAGGAGATCGCCGCGAAGCTGGGGATCGCGGAAGGCACGGTGCGGCAGAAAGTCCGGCACGCGCTGAGCGCGGTGGGAATCGACAACCGGGTGGTGGGTGCGCGCTGGTGGGTGATGGTATGCGGACGCTGACCAAGTGGGACCGTCGGTTTCTGGAGCTGGCGCTGCTGGTGGCGAGCTGGTCCAAGGATCCGTCAACGAAGGTGGGCTGCGTGCTGGTGGCGCCAGACCGACGCATCGTGGCGACGGGATACAATGGCTTCGCCATGGGGGTGGTGGATGATCAGGCCGCCCTGGACGACAGAGACGGCCGACTGAAAAGGACGCTGCACGCAGAGTTGAATGCCCTGCTGACGGCAGGCCGGCATGGGGCGAGTGTTGAAGGCTGCACCGCGTATGTCACGCGGCACCCTTGTGCGAACTGCGCGGCTGCTTTGATCCAGGCCGGGGTGAACGCCATCGTCTTTGTGCAGTCGGATCCAGCATTTGCAGAGCGTTGGGCCGCCGATATCGCCGTTGCGCAGGAGATGCTTGCGCAGGTGAGGGTAACCCATATTGGTTGCGACCCCGACGCGCTCCGGTGTATGCAGGGTCAGACGGGCGATGCGCGCCCACAGGCAACTTTGGAGACGGGGCAGCATGAGGAAGCGGCGCGTGGATGACCCTACCAGCAACGCGGTGCGGCTGCCCACCTGCGGCTGCCCCTACTGTGGGGCCACGCTGAGCGGTGCTACCGAAGTCACCGGCAAGCGGGTGCAGCCCAAGGCCGGCGACTTCACGCTCTGCGCCTACTGCGGCGCGCTCTGCGTCTTCAAAGAGAACGGCACGGTGCGGCGGCCGGTGCGATCGGAGCAGAGGGAGGCCGACCGCGACCCCCTGCTGGTCCGGGCGCGGCAGGCGTTCGCCAGACACCCACTCGAATTGGGCGGCAAGGGCCGCCTGCACTGAAAGGATGCACCATGAAAAGCCAGTTGCCGGAGGGCATCAAGCTGCCCGAAGGGACGCGCCAGGGTGATGACCGCGCCCTGTGCATCGTGCCGGGGCACATTGTCGTCAGCGTCCGGGTGAACGGCGACACCCTGCTGGAGGTGGCGGTTTGCGAGGAGGCCTTCGACAGCGCCATGCAGGCGGCGCTGGGGCTGGCCGCCGACTTCGGGCGCACGCTGGAGCCGCCGCTCGGTGCCCTGGACCTGTCCAGCCTGACGCTGCTGGAGGCCTACGAGCGGGGCGTGGACCAGGAGGACGAGGCCGAGAAGGCGCAGATCGCCATATCGGCCATGGTGCTGATTGACCATGGATCGGAGGCATCGAAATTCCTGGCGCAGGGTGCGCGGCATCTGGCGCTGGACCTGAAGAGTGGCAACGGCAAGGGCTTCCATCTTGTCGTCAGCGCCGGCTGGCCAGCCGAGGACGGGCCGCATTGACAGAGCTGGGGGACAGGGCGCGCACCATCATGGAGGTGCACGCCAAGGCCGTGACCGCCTCGCTGGTGGGCGACATGGCCTTTGCCCTGGAACACCATGCCCGCCTGCTGGCGGACGAACAGGTTCAAGACTACCGGGTCCGCGTGCAGCACATGCTGCTGGACCACCGCGACGCACAGCCCACCGGCTCCATCTTGTGGCGGCTCCACGACGAGTTGGCGAAGGAGCTGGGGGCGCTGCCGCGGCGGGAGCAGAAGACGGTCGCGCCGTCGGCGCCGGCCGAAGCCAAGCTGCGCAGGATCGGCCAACTGAGGCTGAGCGCATGAAAAGCATACACGACCTACCGCAGGCCGAAGAACAGGCCCACATCGAACACCTGTTCCGCTCGGCCTATCGCTGGGCACAGAGCATCCTGTTACTGCCGAGCGGGCAGACACCGAGCGGATTGTTGGGAGTGGTGGCGGCGAGCTGGAGAAGCATTGACGAAGACATACAGGCGGTGACCAAGGCCAACACCAACGTCACGCCGGCCTGCAAGATAGGGTGCTCCACCTGCTGCGTGCAGGACGTTCAGGTCAGCACGCCGGAGCTGCTGCTGCTGGGCATGGAGCTGCATGACAACCCGCACCACGTCATCGTCCGGGACCGGGCGCGGCGGATCGTGGAGCTGAGACAGGCGGGGCGGCTGAGCCCGGCGCAACGGTATGCCGGTGGGATCGCCTGCCCGCTGCTGATCAATCGCCAGTGTTCCAGTTACGACCAGCGGCCGACGCCGTGCCGCGGCTACTTCAGCGCCGACCTGGGCGCGTGCAAGGCCGATTGGGCGCAGAGGAAGAACCCCGAGAAGAAGGCCGGCGTGCCGATCATCGCCTCCGTGGCGTGGCGCGCGGCCACCATCAGGATGGCGGTGGACGCGGCGATGCTGGACGTCGGGCTGGAGGTGGAGCGGGTGGAGCTGAGCGCCGGGCTGCATGCCCTGGACGCCGCCGAGCCCGACATCATCGAGCGCTGGGCGCGGGGCGAGCCCGTGTTCAAAGGGCAGTGCGATTTCACCGGGGACTACCCGGCGATCCTGCGCCAGTCGACCAAAAACTTGGGGGTGTGATCATGGCCGCCAATCCGATTGAACGACAGCTTGCCGAACAGTACCGGGCGCTCGGGATCACGAGCGTGATGGTCACGGTGGAGGGCCGCCGGCAGAACATGAAGCGGATGACGTGCAGTTGCTGCGGGGCACGCGATCAGGTGAAGCTGTCCGTGCACATGCCGCCACCGCAGGCCGCGCGCCGGTTCACGAATGCCGGCTGGCAGGTTGGGCCGGAGCCGGTGTGCCCGGACTGCGTGGAGCGCAAGCGCGAGAAGCGGGGCGAGGCGGCGGAGCTGCGCCAGCAGATCGTCACGCTGGAGCGCGAGGCGCATGGGCTGAAGGAAATGATCCAGGAGCTGGAGGCTGCGGCGCACACGTTGCGCTCGCGCGTGGACGCCCTGGTCTAGGAACGTAGGGCCGGGGATCGCATCCCCCCGTCTCTCGTCGGTGCCGGCCTCACGATATGACCGGCCTCCTCAAGGCAGGGGAAGGCACCGCAAACTGAAAGGGGGACCGCGAGGCCCCCCTTTTTTTCGTCCTGGCGCCGGCGGTCAGCGGGATTGCGCCTTCAGGATGATCGCCAGCAGGCCGGCGCCGGCCGCGATGAAGTCGGACGCGGCGGTGAAGACTTCCGGCTTGATGCCGAAGAGGACGGCCAGCACGCCGAGGCCGGCATAGGTGGCGGGGTCCTTCAGGGTGGTGACGATGCGGTCCATGGGAATCCTCACAGTGGCTTGGTGATGAGGCCAAGGGCGGATTGGGCGGCGCGGCCATAGGCCTGCGTCGGATACCAGTCAGCCGGGTGGGTGGAGGGGGCGCGGCCATTTTCAAAAGCCACGATGGCCTTGGCGAAGGACACCAGCATGTCGGGCTCGGTCAGATTGATCCGGCCATCAATGGCGACGCCGAGACGGCGGGCGACGAAGGCGGCATAGGCCGACGTGGGGTTCTTATCCGACGGCGGGGCAAACTCCGCCATCAGCTTCTCCACCGTGTCGAAGCCCTTCTTCTTGTAGTCGTTCACCAAGTCCTTCATGCCGGCGCGCAGGCCGTTCTCGGGCTTGTCGAACACGCACATGCCCTTGCCGTCGTTGCCGACCAAGCCGTTCCAGTCGATCCCGAAGTCCTTCAGGTTCATCGGGTTATTGTTGCGGATGCCGCGGGGCAGCGCCTTGCTCATGGTCACTCCTTGCACGGGCAGGGCGCGCGGTAATCGCGCCACGCCTTGGCGATGCGAAGGCCGATCAGGATCAGGCCGCCGAGCACGAACAGGACATGCGCCACGCCGTCGAAGTGGGGGAGCCACCAGTACGCGCTGACCGCCCCGGTTGCAGTCGCAGCGTCGATAACTGCCGTATCTGCGTCCATGATGGGCCTCTTGTGATGGGGGTCACGGCCCAAAGTTGCATCCTGGGACATGGTGCGGTCGTCCTTTCCGGGGGCCGATCAGCTCGGCGGTTGGTCGTAGAGGGCGTCGAGGGCGCGCGCCTTTAGTGCCATCGCCGGGCGCGAGGCATAGACCGGCTTGGTCGGATCGCGGTAGGCCCAGTCTTTGAGATCGGGCAGCATCGGCAGGGGGTGTTGCGGCGGCGTCAGGAACAGCCGGGCCTCTGCGCGGCGGCGCGCGGTCAGGCCCTTGCCGACGTTGCAGTCCGTGCGGTTCCAGCGCGGGATCTGCTCGGCCGCCTCACGGTGCAGGCCGGCGTTCAGCAGCGACAGCACGGTGGAGCAGGCGAAGGGACCGAGCCCCAGGTCTGAGGCGAAGCTGACCAGCGCATCGAACTCGTAGCGGTTGAGGGGCACGGTCACGAGCTGATCGACGCCGGCCTCCACCGGGGCCAGCCGCTCCAACATGTCGGCCTCGGCTTGTTCGATGGTCCATTCCAGGCCGGGGGATTTCTCCACCTCTTCCCACGAGAGCACGCGCCCGTAGCCGATGACGTAGACGCCATTGGGGCGCCACGAGGGCGTCAGGAACAGGCCGTTGAAATACCGCAAGATCGACCAGCAGCCAGGACCAGAGCGACGCCGGGAGGCAGCCGGCGCCGGCAGCTCCAGGAGGGTGGCCGGATCGCCCTGGTGATCGCCCAGCGGCATCGCGTGGTACTGCAAGAGGGGCTTCATGGGCAGGGTCGGCGCTTCAGTTGGGTGCAGGGGCGACGCGGGTTCGCGCGTGAGCGCGAAAACCCGCGTGTCCTGGGAGCCTAAAGCCGGCCTATGAAGAGGGTCGTCCGTCGCGAAGTCATAGCGTCATGGGGTACTGGTCACTTCACCGGGTAACCGCGCCCCTGCGCCCACGCGCGGTAGAGCTTGATCCAGTCCTTGGCCCGCATCACGACCAGACTGTCCTCGGTCGTCATGTTGTTGCGCCGTGAGAAGACGACGGGCGTGTCCGGGCAGCGGCTCGCCGTCTTGCCCCGCTCTGCCTGCGCCATGGCGGCATGGGCGGCGAAGCTCTCCGTGCGCTTGGCCTCGGGCCAGAAGCCGGGCAGGCCGGTCAGGTCGGACCCGCCGGCACCGCAGAAGGTGCGACCGCCACCGGACAAGATGGCGCGGGACACATCCAGCCCCAGCTCCCCCGAGAGGTAAGCCGCCAGCTCCCGCTCGTATTTGTCGCCCTTCTGCTTGGACCCGCGGGGCGAGACGCGCCGCTTGGCCTTCTTCACCAAGTCGTCCTTGGTCGGTTCAGTAGATGTCACGCGCTCGCTCCAGGCAGGGATTGCATCGGAACTGCATCCGGGGGCGCGTGACGTTTTTTCCGCAACAGAGGCAGGGCCGGCTCCACATGGCGGGCTTTGGCCGGGTGCCGCCGGAGACTTGATACTTGGCGGCATAGTGCGCGCCGTTGATCAGGTTCAGCCGGATCATGATCCGCAACGCGGTGTCACGATGGATCGACAGCCGGGCCGCCAGATCGTTCGGCCGGCGGGGTTCCGCGTTCAGCCACGACAGATCGTCCGGGGTCAGCTCAGTCACGCGCGGCATGGCGCCCTCCCGCAATGCTCGTTCGTAGAGGAACATCGCCATAGAGCGCAGGGTTGCAAGAAGGTTGCTAGAAAAGATGCATGGCGGTGGGGAAACAGGGGATGCGGCTGTAAGGGTATTGACCACCCGGTTTCAGCCGGTCATCCTGCCCCTAGGGCGATGGGGCGAAAGGTGCTGCTCCTCGGCCTACGGCCGGTCGCAGCCACCCTAAGCGCCCTACGGAATCCCTAGGGTGTGCGCGCGCGCGATGCGGATTTTCCCGGCGCCAGCACGACCGTCCCGCCGAACTCCCACAGATACCAGCGCATCGCCGGCCAGCCTCGCGAGGTCCGGGTGAAGCGCACGGCCACCGGGCCGACGGGCTCCCCCTCAAACTCGTGCGTTCCGTCGAGCGACCGGCCCACGAACATGCCGAGCCGCCACCAGCTCCCCAGCACCATCCATCCACGCGGCGGCATCATTCCCCCTCCCCTTCGGTCTGGCCGCTCTCCGGCGGTTCCTCGTCCTCGTTCAGCCCCAGCGCGTCGGCCGCGTCGAAGGCCGGCTGCGGCATGTCGATGCTTGGCACCGCCTCCATCTGCGTCCGCACGACGCTGAGCGCGTCGGCCACCTGCGCGATGGTGATCCGGCCCTGGCGCAGGGCGTCCTGAATTTCGGGGCTCTGGCGCACGTCCTCCGGCGACCGGCCGGCCTTCAGCTCGTCCGCGATCCACACCCGCAAGGTGCGGGGCTTGCCGCCCAGGAAGACGATGGGACCGAACCCGTAGTCGGTCTGCGTCCAGCCCATGTAAATCGGCTCGAAGTCCACGGGGCACTCGCGCACTTTGCCGAAATCCATCTTGATCGCATGGACCAAACGGGCGCCGCGGCGCGCGGCTTCTGCCGTCAGGAGCGCCCATTTCTCCGGCTCGCAAAGAAAACCCTTGTCGATGCAGCGCTGTTTGTCATGGTGCACGCCCATGATCTTCACCTGCGTCTCGATCACGGTGAGCTGGTTGGAGCTGCCGGCCTCGCGCCCCAGCGTGCCGTCCTGCGTCGGCTTGTTGGTGTGATGGACCACGACCACGGTCAGGCCGGCGTTGCGCAGGCGCAGCAGCAGCTCGTTGATCATCGACCAGCTCTCGGCCTTGTTCTCCTCCAGGCCGGTGAAGGCGGTGCGCACGGTGTCGATCACCACGACATCAGGCTTATGGTGGTACAGCATGGCCTCCAGCAGCGCCCGCCCCTCGTCGGTGCGGAGGTTCAAGGTGAACTCGCCCCAGGATGAGGCCTGCATGGCGAAGTCCTCGCCGGGGTCACCGAACATTTGCAGCAGCGACGGCAGGCGGTTGTGCAGCGTCGCCCGCCCGTTCTCCAGGTCGATGTAGAGCACGCGGGCCTTGGCCTTGATCAGGTACGGCCCCAGGCTCTTGCCCATCGCCAGCAGCCACATCAGGCACGACAGCCACAGCGATTTGCCAGATCCGGTGTAGCTGACCACCTGGACGATGGAGCGCTCCGGCAGCCACGGATGGATGAACACCCGCTGTTCCGCCACCCGCTTCGCCAGCTCCCCCAGGTCGCGGGCGTAGAGGGGCCGCGGCACCTTGCCCCTGGCTTCCTGCGTCTTCACCTCGGCCACCTGCGCGTCGGCCTCGCGCCGGGCCTCCACCCGTAGGGCGTCCCGCTTGGCGAGGATCTTGGACACCGCGCGTTCCACCGACCGCTCGTCCAGCTCCTCGGCAAACCAGTCGCTCTGGTACTTCTGAACGCCCGCCTCCAGCTCGGCGCCGTCCAGGCCGGCGGCCACCAGCTCGCGGATGCGGGCCATCAGCAGCCGGTTGCGGCCGCAGCCATCCTCCAGCAGCACGCCATGCCGGCGCTCCACCGCCAGCCGCGCCCGCTCGTCGGCGCTCAGCAGCAGCTCGGGATCGGGCAGCGGAATGTGAGTGAGGTCGAGGCGCGCGAAATCCCACTCCTCCGGGCGATCAGGCGCGCCGGGCCACGTCGGCAGCTCGTCCCAATCGAGATCCATCACCAGCTCGTAGCGGAACGGGTTGGCCGGGTCCGCCTCGTTGATGCTGGGCGGCATGACGACATAGCCGCCGTCGCCGCGCAGATCGAGGTGCTGGCCGCCGATCTTCGCGCGGTTGCGCGTCTCCACGCCGGGGTGCCCGAAGTAGCGGTGCTCGCCGCGCCGCGTCTTGACCCGCACCGGAGAGCGCAGGCCGTGCGCGTCGGCCCACGCCATGGCGGCCTCGTCGTCGCAATCCAGCACGATCACGCCCGACACGGCGCCCGTGGCGATCCCCAGGTTGGCCGGCTTGCGCCCGTCGTCGGGCCACCAGTCGATCACCTCCTCCTCCGTGGGCAGGCGCGACTGGTAGTCCTTCCACTTGATCACGGGCGTCTTGCTGTCCTGGTCGGCGCTGATCGTGTGGAAGATCGGGATCACGGAGAAACCCTGATCGAGATAGCGCAACGCGGCGTCCAGGAGCGCCCGGCGCTGGTCCTGTTCCGTCATGTCCTGTCGATCCATAAAAGTTGCTTCCCGAAGGTACGGGCTCGCTTGACAGCCGTCCAGCCTCGACGCATCCTAGAGGCAACTTTTATGCATCGACGGGACAAGACATGACCAAACGGGACAATTGGACCTGGGACACCTGGGCGAAGCCCGAAGCCACCCCCGAGAGCGACGCGCTGACCGAAACCGCCGAGCGGCTGCTGGCGCTGAAGGCGAGCAAGGAAGCCATTGAGACGCAGATCGACCAGTGCGAGGGCGTGTTGGCGGCGGCTTTTCCCGAGGAGCTGGGCACCTTCAGCCACCAGTTCGGCTCCGCGGTGGTGACCGTGAAGCGTGGCGAGAAGTGGGAATGGGACCAGACCGCGCTGGAGAAGAAGTTTGCCGGCGTGCCCGTCCCCGATTTCGTCGCCGTGAAGTACGGCATCAAGAAGACGGAGTTCCTGAAGCTGCCGCCGGAGGAACAGGCGGCGCTCGCGGACGCGCTCAACAAAAAGATGGGCTCGCCCTCTGTCTCCGTGTCGCCCGCGCACAAGGCGGTGACGCCGTGAAGGTCATGAACACGGGCAACGATGAGGTTGCCGAAGCGCAGAAGGCGCTGATCATTGGCGACCCCGGCGCCGGCAAGACGTCCATTGCGAAGCACTATGCCGCCCGCTTCGGCAAGGGCCTGATCCTGTCGATGGAATCGGGCCTGTCGTCGGTGCGCTCCGCCGGCCTGGACTATGTGCCGATCACGAGCTGGGACGGCACCCACGCCCCGGACGATGGGGTCTATTCGTTCAAGGGCGTGTGCCGCTTCGTCGCGTCACCAGAGTTCAAGGCCGCCGGCTACCGCTGGGTGATGGTCGATAGCCTGACCGAGCTGTCTGACCTCTGCTGGGAACCGATCGAGGCCGACGCCAAGGCCAAGGCCGCGCTGAAGAACAAGGACCCCGACGGCTTCAAGGTCTGGAACGATTACGCGGCTGCCTTCGTGGGCGGGTGCAAGTGGCTCCGGGACCGCGGCTGCCACGTCATCATGACGGCGCTCGCCAAGTCCAAGGACGACGACAACGGCGAGCCGCAGGTTCTGCCGCATGTCCGGGGCAACGCTGTGGCCGCGCAGGTATGCGGGCTCTACGACTATGTGTTCGGGCTCGTGCGTGTGTCGGTGCCGGCGAGCGAGGGCCAGGAAGCCCGCGTTGACCGCTATCTGATCACGGGCGCCTACAAGGGCTGGGCCTGCAAGGCGCGCGACGAGCACGGCCGGCTGAAGCTGGTGGAGAAGACCAGCGACGTGGCCGAGCTGATCACCCGCGTCACCATGACGCCGGAGGAGTTCGCCGCCCAACGCTGGGCCAACCCGCTGGCCGGTGACGAATGAGCCCGGCCGACATCGCTGCCGGCCGGTGGGAGTGCATCGTCAACGGCCCCGGCCCGGTGGCCACCGTCCGGGTTTTCGAAAGCCTGACGGATCGGCGCATCGCCCGCTTTGAAACCCATCCCCATGACGGCGCGGCTCCGCGCGTCGAGTTCCGCGTGGTCGGCATCGACCATGATTTCCCCACCGTCGGCGCCGCGTGCGCCGCGATCAACGTGAGTGCAGCCCATGTCTGATTGGTCCTTCCGCAACCTCGATCTCTCTGGCGTCGACATGGCTTCGGGCGCGACCGTGCTCAAGCCGGGCCGCTGGGTCTGCAAGGCCACCGAGGTGGAGCTGGACATGAACTCCGGCAAGACCGGCCGGATCCTGAAGGTGAAGCTGGTCGAGGTGAACGGCCAGGGCGTCATCACCGCGAAGCTCAACGTGCAGCACCAGAACGCCGACGCGCAGCGCATCGGCCTGGGCGAGCTGAAGGCTTTGCTGACGCACGGCGGCCACCCGAACCCGGAGAAGCCGGGCGACATCAAGTCGGTGAAGGGTCTGGTGACCGGCGTCACCGTCACCCACGACAGCTCCACCTACGTGGACAACAAGGGCAAGACGCGCGAGCGCGGTTCCCAGGTGTCGGGCTACTTCGATCCGGCCGAGGCGGGCTATGTCCGCGGCGCCGGCTCGGCCGGCGGCGGCTCGGGCGACGGCGCAGACATTCCGTTCTGAGGGTGATAGCGTGACCGCAGCCCCGCCTCCTTTCCCTGGTGCCCAGCAGTCGGGTCAGGAAAAAACGGACGCTCACGAAGCGGGGGTTCCTTCGGGTGCAGGGATGGGCGTCAACGCTGCGCAGGAGGCCGGGGGTAACACCCCGGCCTTTCCGCTCACGCTGGACGAACAGGTCACGCTCGGCTACGCCAGCCTGCCCCAGCGCACCCCGCGCGCCTACATCGGCGCCTCCATCGTCGGTGATCCGTGCGAGGCCCTGCTGGCGCTGAGCCTGCGGGGATTCCCCGACGACCCGCCCGCCGGCCGTCAGCTCCGCATCTTCCGTGACGGCCACCGGATCGAGGACGACGTTCTGTTCGATCTGCGCCTCGCCGGCATCCCGGTGCAGGCCGTCGATCCCGCCACCGGGGAGCAGTGGGAATGGAAGCTCTACGGCGGCCATGTCGTCTCCCATGCCGACGGCAAGGTGGAGTGGGAGGAGCGGCTGCGGGTTCTTGAGGTCAAGTCGATGAACAAGGACCGCGCACGCCGGGCCGAGAGCAAGGGCGTGCGGGTGTCCGATCCCAAGTATTACGCGCAGATGCAGTTCCTGATGGGCATGAGCGGGATACCGTCCTGCCTGTTCGTCGTCTACTGCAAGGACAATAGCCGCTACAACCCCGCCGAAGTGGTCGAGTTCGATCCCTTCTTTTACGCCGCGCTGCTGGCGAAGGTGGAGCGGGCGCTGAGCAATGAGGCCGTGCGGCTCGGCGCCACGCCGGAGGCCTGGACGTGCGAGCTGTGCTTCAAGCGCTCGTCCTGCTGGACCCCGCCCGCCATCGCACCCGACTGCGCCAAGTGCGCCGATGCGGTCCCGGTGGTCGATGGGGACCGGCAGTGGTGGTGCAACCGACACGACCGCGAGGCGGTGAAGCCTTGCGAGGCCTGGACCCTCTATCGACCGAGGAACCGGACATGAGCGAGCAAACCGATTTGGAGGGCTGGCTGGCCGAGCGCGCGATCTACGGCTGGCTCGGCAAGCTGCCGGAGGAGCTGGTGGACGCGCCGCCCGATCTGATCAAGCGGTGGAAGGCGCTCAGCCGGCGGGCCAAGGCGGTGGCCGAGAAGCGCTTCAGCCCGCGCAAGGTGGACGAGGCCAAGGCCGTGGAGCGCGACCGCGCAGCAATCATTCAAGAGGCCAAGGACCGAAAGCGATGACGAAGCTCACCCCCATGCCCCTGGCTGACCACATTGTCGAGCTGCGCAAGCGGGCCGCCGATCTGGCCGAGCGGATCGAGGTGGATGAGAGCGAGTGCAACAGCCTGCGCCGCCGCCTCCAGCTCCTCGCCCGCTACCCCAACCTGGAAGACGAGCGCAACGCCTGCGACACCAAGCTCCGCGCCACGGAGGCGGAGGTCGCCGGCATGCGGCGGCGCCGGGAATACATGCTGGCCGAGCTGGAAGGCGCCCGCATGACCTGGAAGGAAGTCAGCCGATGATGGACGATCAGGAGCTTGGCACCCTGAAGGCCGGCCCCGGCGGCACCGTGCTGGTGGAGCATGAGCCCACCGAGCTGAAGCACGACGCCGGCAAGGATCCGTGGCACCTGCTGCCGTTCGACGCGATCCGCTGCGCGGTGAAGGTGCTGGCCTTCGGCCGGGCGAAATATGGCAGCCGGTCGTGGGAGCGCGGGATGGAGTGGAGCCGGGTCTATGACGCGGCGCTGCGCCACCTGACCGCGTGGCACGAGCGGGAGGAAGCCGATCCCGAAACCGGCTTCTCCCACCTGTGGCATCTTCTGGCCTGCGTCCTGTTCTTGACGGCCTACGAGCTGCGGGGCAAGGGGACCGACGACCGGCCCCCTCGCGATGAGCTGGTGGGGGGTTAACTCCCCCACCCGCCTCCCCAGCCGTTGCTCCAGCCGGCACCCCAGCCGCCGGCCGTCTTCTTCCGGCCCTGCTTCTCGCCGGCCAGTGCGTCGACAATCCCCTCTCGCCATCCGGCCTGCTGGCCGACGAAGGGGATACGGGCCACCGCAGACCGCGCGCCCGTCCGTTCCTTGCCGTTGCTGCCGTCGCCCATCAGGGCCTGCTGAAGGCCTGCCGCGACATTGACCCCATCGTTGAAGATCAGCGAATAGGTCGGGCCGAGGAAGGTGCCGGCGATCCGCTGCTGGCCGAACGCGCCGTTGTCCATCTGGTCGGCCGTGTTCCACAGGGCGTCCGACACGAGGCCAAGCCCGCCCAGGTGGATGATGCTCTCCAGCCACCAGCCCGCCATCTTGTCGTAGGGCGTATTCGGATCCAGCCCGTCGATCCCGAACTTCTCCGCGATCTTCGCCAAGCTGCGCTCGCGCGGCGAACGGGCCGGCGTCTTGCCGTCCTCCTCATAGCCGCGCGACTGCGCCACGTCCTTGATGGTCGCCGCCGCTGCGCCGCCGGCCGCACCCACCGTCCCGAGATACAGCAGCGGCCATGGGTTGCCGTCGCCCGTCGGCCGGCGCAGCGGCCCCCAGGCGTGGCGCCCGTCGCCCGGCAGCGCGTCGTAGGCGTCCACCAGAATGTCGCGCATGGTGCGGCCCATCAGCAGCGGGTAGGATTTGAGTTGGAACAGGAGCCCGCCCCACCACGTCTGCGCCCACATCGGGATCTGGTCGCTGTTCGGCTCGAAGATCGTGTTGTTGGAGAACTTGATGAGCGCCCGCTGCACGGTCGGATCACCGAACGCATCCTCCAGCGAGGCGTTGCCGGTAACGAAATCCTCCAGGCCGTAGTCGCGCAGGAAGCGCATCGACTGCCGGAAGGCGCGGTTCTGCTGAACCTGTCCCGGCACGTAGTTGCCGCGCGCCCGCCGCACCTCCGCCTTCATCGCCTCCCATCCCACGATGGCCGAGATTTCCCGGTTCATGCGGGTCCACTGGTTCAGGCCGGTGGCGTTCATGAAGGCCTGCTGGACCTTGTGGGCCAAGGCGCCGCCGGGCTCCGATCCGCCCATGCCCTCGATCTGCGAGCGGACCAGCTCGCTGATGCTCACGCCGATGTTGCGCATCGCCACGCGCTGTTCGGTGTCCTGGCCAATGTGGCGGATGCCGGCAAGCCACGCCCGCATGTTGCCCGAGCGGATCAGCGGCATGACCAGATCGGACAGCGAGGTCAGGGTGGTGTAGCTCAGCAGCGTGATGGAGTTGATGGTCTTCACCGCTTGCGCGCCCTGGCGCAGGGTCCGGTTGTCGCCCATCACCGGCCGGCCGGCCGCCCGCTGCGCCGCCGCCAGAATGTGATCGGCCTCCACCGGGGGCAGGCCGTGCGGCTCGCCATCGAAATCGCGCAGCGCCGCGGCGATGGCTTCGGCCCGCTTGGTGAAGGTCGGGGTGGGGTCGTCGGCCTCGCGCACGATCAGGTCGCGCGCGGCCTCCATGCCGTTGGTGCGCACCTCCTGCATCGCACGGGTGATCAGGTCGATGGCCTTGGGCCGCACCATCGGCGCCGCCAACACCTCGGTCGTCTCCTCCGTCTCGATCCCGTTGGCCGTGATGTAGCGGGTGGCGTGACGCATGCGCCGGCCCGTCTCCAGCAGCTCAATCGCCGCCTGCGGCCCGAGCTGGGCCACGCGCAGGTAGTCGTCAACCGCGTGGCTGTTGATACCGAAGCGCTTGGCATTCTCTACGCGGAGAGTGGAGTTGCGGGCGTAGCGCGTCACGGTCCCCATCAGGTGCGGGTTCATGAACCGCTCCAGCTCGTCCAGGTTCGCCTGGAACCGGGGGTCCTGAAGGCGCAGCATGCGCTGGAACTCATGGTCGGCACGCGCGCGGTTGGTGCGCGCCGGCCCCGGCAGGTAGACGCCCTCCTGGTCGATCAGCTTGGTCACCAGATTGCGGGCGCTCAGCAGCGCCTCATCCGGGGTCAGGCTGCCGCGACGGTAGGGGTCCAGGCTGGCCTCCGCCATGAAGTAGTTGGCGAAGCCCTGCGCCGCCCCTTCCGGGTCGCGCGCCAGCAGCTCCGGCCCCCACACCTGCGGGAAGTAGTGCTCTCCAGCATCGCCCACGGCCAAGCCCGCCTCACGCTGGCGGGTCAGCTCGTCCCGGAAGAACTGGCGCACGTCCTGTGCGACGGCCCGCTCCTGCGCCGACAGCTCGTTCCAGGCCGCGGCGTCGCCCGGCCGGCGCAGCGCCCGGACGATCCGCGCGTGGCTGGCCGGCTGCGCCGACGGCGAGGTGATGGAGTTGAAGTAGCGCCGCATGACGCCCGGCGCGTCGGGCAGCTTGATGGCGGCGTTCCACAGCGGCATGATCTTGCGCGCCACGCCATTGTCGACCGCCTCATAGATCCCGGTGCCCTCCACGGGCGAGATCATGTCGGCCATCCAGTTGGCCCCGAAGCGACGCATGCGCTCCGATCCGCTCAGCAGCAGCCGGCGGCCGAAGGCGCGCACGGCATTGACGTCCGCCTCGCTGGCCGTCCCGCGCGCCGCGCGCAGAGCGGCCCGGACCATGGGAGCGTCGGCGCCCACCTGCTCCAGCGCGCCGATCATCGACAAGGCCGAGTTGACGGACAGCTTGTCGCCGGCCTCGGCCATCGCCTCCAGCGCGCCGCCGGTCAGCGTCGGGGCGGGAATGTTGGCGCGCACCTCGGCCTTGGAACGGTCGAAAGCCTTGGCCTCCACATGCTTGATATGCTCGGGCTTGAAGATCACCACCTCGTCGGGGTGGATCGCCCGGCTCACCTCCGATCCGGTGTCGGTCGAGGTCGCGACCAAGCCGTGATAGCCCAGCTCCGACAGGGCCTCGTTCAGCGCCGCGCGCGCCTGCACGTTGTCCGGGTCGCTGCCGTACTGGCGGGCGAAGGCGGATACCAGTTCGGTATAGACGCGCCCGCCGGAGAACTCGTCGCCATCCTCCAGCAGCCGCCCGGCCAGGGCGTTGACTTCCTCGGGGTCGAGGATCTGGTGCCCCTCCAGCTCGTTCAGCAGGCGGGCCACCGCGCCGTCCTCGTCGGCGCCGTAAAGCGTTTGCTCGCGGAAGTCCATGTAGCGGGACATGCGGACATAGACCGGCATGACGTAGGGCTCGGGCGTCACCTTGAAGCGGCGCTCCAGCTCCTCCGCCAGATAGTCCCGGCGCCGGGTCAGGCGCTCGGCGCCGGCACTGCCGGCCTTGGCCTTCCCCATGCGATCGGTGGTCGCCAGATAGTCGGCCATCATGTCGGCCGCCTCGCGCACCGCCTCCTCGCCGCCTTGGGCGCGCAGGCGCGCGGTGTCGGACGGCGACAGGGCGCCGCGGCGCGAGTAGGCGGTGGCGAGGCTTTCACTGGTGGTCAGGTAGATGCCCGGCCCCAGCTCCCCGGTTTCGGAAGGCTGGAACGCGAAGTCGTTGCGCGACAGGATGCCGCCGTTGGGGCTGCCATGGTAGAGCACCTTGGGCTTGCGCCCGTCCCACCCATAGCCGCGGTCGGTGAACACCTCGATCAGCTTGCGCCGCGCCGGGTTGACGGCAGCCGACACCTGCTCGGCCACGGCCGCCGCCTCGCTCGCCGGCACCCGCGCCCGCTCGCCCACGCTGTCCGCCGCACGCCGGCCGCCGCCGATCATGTCGCCGTAGAGGGTCAGCGAGCGGTAGACCTGACGCATGCTCTTGCGCCCGATCAGGCCGTTGGTGAGATAGGCCACGCGCTGCACCACGTCGTCCAGCAGCCGGGAGAGCCGGCCGCGGACAGCCAGGTCGAAGTCGCCGCCGCTGTTGCGCTTGGCGAACACGTCATCCTTGACCACCCGCTCCTGAAGCCAGCCGGCCATGCCTTCGGAGAACCATTCCTCCGCCCGGCCCATGTGGTCGAGGTTGCTGTATTCCCGCTGGATGCGGGTCGCCGTGGCGTCGCCGTTGGCAACCGCCTGCCGGTAGGCGTCGCGCACGAACACCCGGTCCTCGTCCGACAGGGTGCGCATCGCCAGATGCCCAACCTCGTGGATCGCGTCGCCGGCCGTCGCGACGCCACGGGTCAGGCCGATGGCGGTGTCCGCGAGGCCCTTGCCCACCCGCCCCAGCTTGCGGCGGATCGCCGCCACGGCCGGATCGGTCAGGTCGAGGAAGGCGGCCGTGACGCCGGCCGGCGGGGTCTGGCCGGCCAGCCGGTAGACGGTGGACGCGCTCATCACCAGCGAGCCGTCCAGCTCCCGCCGCATCTGCTGAGACAGCAGGTTCAGCGCGCGGTAGATGATGGTGCGCTGCGTCGCCTGCACCCTCGGGTCGCTGTGGGTGATGAAGTCGGCCAGCACCTGCATGGAGGCCGGCGCGCCGCCGGGGATGCCGTCCATGGTGGCGCCGTCGCCACGGTGGCCGCGCTCGCGGATCGCCGCCTTTGCGACCGGCCCACCGGCCGGCGGCTGCATCGGCAGATCCTCGCCGCGGCTCCAGATCGCATAGCTCACCTCGTCGATCCGCTTGCTGTCGGCCGCCCGGATCGCGCGGCTCAGCTCGCGGACCAGCTCGGGGCCGGTCATCTGCGTAGTTTCCCAATCGAGGCGAACCGCCTTGATTTCCGGCTTGGCGAGCTGGCGCCGGTACAGCTCGGCCGCGGTGTTGCGGTAGCCCTCCGATCCCGGCTGCGCGGTCAGCAGGCGCTCGCGCAGTTGCGCCTCGTTGGCGTCGATGTCGGGCAGGCGGGTTACCGGCAGCTCGCGCTCCGGCGCCGGCTTGCTCGGGCGCGGACGGGTCGTCTCGGCCGCGGCGTCTTCGGTCGCCTGCCTGACCGCCTGCTTGGCCTTGCGCTCCACGACCTTGGTCACGGTCTGCGCGGTCTGGCTCGGCCGCACGGTCGCCAGATCGAAGGCCGGCTTGACCTTCGCCATGCCACGGGCCGCCCGCTCCAGGGCGCTCTCCGTGACGTTCAGCAGCTCGGCCGCCCGGCCGGCGAGGTCGATGATCCGGTCCTCGCGCGCCACGGCGTCGTCGGTCGCCAGCGACCGCTGAAGCCGCTCGGCCATCACGTCCCAGGTGCCCAGGTCGCCGTTGTCGTCAATGTGCCGGGCGATGGCCTCCTCGTCGTCGGCCGAGCCGATATGGCCCAGCTCGCCGTCGTCCATGGCCTGCTCGCGCTCCAGGAACTCCAGCTCGGCGTTCCGGTCCATCTTGGTGTCGGCCGGCTTCTCGCCGCGCAGCTCGGGCAGGGCGTCGTGGATTTCGCGCGAGAGCCCGAACGCCAGCCGGCGGATCGTGTCGCCGCGGCGCAGCGAGCCGTCGGCCGCCTTGGTGGTGAACTGGCCGTCGGGCACCTTGCCGCGCAGGACGCCCAGCTTGGAAATCATGTCCAGGCGGACCTTGATGCTGTCGCCGCTGGCGCCGATCAGCTCGTCCAGCACGTCGTCGGCGGAGAGCTGGCCGGCGGCATAGCCGCGCAGCTTGTCCTCCAGCCGCTCACGGTCGGCGCCGATCCGCTTCGCCAGACCCTCGGTGCCGGCCGCCATTTCCCGGCCCACCCGCGCCGGCTTCACGGCAGGCGCCACCGCCGGCACGTCCTCGCCGCGGATCGCCGCGAAGGACATGCGGGCCTCGTCGCCAAAGGCGCCGTCCTTCACGGTGCCCTGGACGAAGCGCTCCATCGGGCTCCTGCCCGCCAGCCGCGCGTAGGCGGCCTGCGCGTCGGGCGCCTCGGCGTGGGCCTTGTTGGACAGGACGCGCAGGGTCTGCGTCTGCTTGTCGAGCAGCGCGAACCGCTGGCCTACCGGCGCAGGGCCGGCCGGCAGTACATCGCCGCCAGCAGCAGCAGGACGAGCGGCAGGTGCAGGGTCAGCAGCAGGGCGCGCAGCAGCAGCGACCGGCTGGGCAGCGGGTCGAGCGGGGGCGCCGGCCGGCGCACTGGCCGGCTGAGCGCGGGGCTCGGATCGGGAAACAGCGGCATTGATCTCCTCCCGCAGCTTGATCGGATCCTGGTGCGTCTTGAAGCGCTCGTAGGCCTGCTCGATCAGCGTCTTGCGGTCGGGCAGCGAGCCGACGGCGGCCTGGGTGTCGGGGGTGATTTCACCGCGGCCGGCGCGTTGGGCCAGCGTGTCGGCAAGCGCCTTGCCCTCCAGCGCCGGGGCAGCCTCGCCGGCACGCGCGGCGGCGGCGACGTTCTGCCCGTGCTCGGCCAGGGCGGTGGAGACGCCGGCCGTCTTGCCGCGGCCGATGGCCTCCGCGACCTGACGGTTGTAGTAGGTCTTCGTCATCGAGCTGGGCACGAAGCGGGGGCCGTCCTTGCCCTCGATCTCCGTGCCGAGCACGTAGACGGTTTCGCCCTTCTTCACCCGCACCCCGTCCTGGGAGACGTGGCGCTTGGCAGCCGTCACCTCGCGAACGACGCGCACCTGCGGCTTCGCGATCCGAGCGGCGTTCTTCTCCGCCTTGCCCGCATCCTCCCGCCCCTTGTCGCGGCGCAGGATGCCGCGCTCGTCGCCGGCCGCGTCGGTGAACGTGAAGTCAGACGGCTTGACGATGTTGGAGACGGCTTCACCGGAATCGGTGTCCGGGACATAGCCGTTTTCCAGCATCTGCGCGGAAGTGCGCGGCTGCCCCTTCACGCTGGCGCGCTCGGCCTCGGCCGTCGCCAAGTCGATCCGCTGCATCGCCTCGGCAATGCGCATGCCGGTGGCGCGCTCTGCGAGCTGGCGCTTGACGGCCGGGGAGACGGTGGCGCCCTTGATGTTGCCGAGAGCCCGCACCAGCTCGGCCCGCAGCTCGGCCTTGATCGGGTGATCCGGGACGTTCTTGATCAGCTCGTCCACGTCGGCGCCCAGCGGGTCCTCGCTGGCACCGGCCCGCTTGTTGGCCTTCACCGGCCCATCGGCCGGGGGCTCGTTGGACAGGATCCGGTCGAAGATCTGGCGCATCGGCCCGCCGTTGCCGCGCTCCAGCAGCGCGTCATCCAACACGCGGGTGGCGCCCGGCGCCGGCTGGCCCGGCTCCGGCATGGGCGACGCCAGACGGTTGGCGTCCACCTCCTGGCCCATGGTGGTGGCGCCGATGGGCTCGCCCTTGGCGGCGGCCGGCGGGTTGGCCTGAAGCTCGTCCAGCGCCCGCGCCATGGGGCCGGGCTCCTTCGGCGCCGCCGTCGGGGCTCCGACGCCAAGGGCCTCGGCCTGGGCCAGCTCGTCGGCATACTTGGCGCGCACAACGTCGTGCAGCGCGTCGATCACGTTGGGGTCGTCTACGTCGGGCGGCAGGAGGTCCAGCACCTCCCGCTCAATTTCGGCCTCGATCTGTTCGACGCTGCGGCCGGCCGGCGCCGGGGTGGCCTCTGCCGGAGCCGCCGGCCCCGGGCTCGCACCTGCCGGTGCGTCGGCAGGCGCGGCGTTCTCCGCAGGCGCATCCCCCGTGGTGCGGCTGCCGGCGCCGCCAAGACGTTGGCGCAGCTCCTCGTCACCCATCGTCATGAGACGGCGCTGCTCGTCCTTCATGGCGATGATCTGCAATTCCAGCTCGGCCGCCTCGCCGGGCTGCGCCTTGGCCTTGCGCTCCTCCAACGCCGCAATGGCGTCGGGCATGCGGCGGGCGGCTTCCACCTGCGCCTTCAGGCCGGCCAGATCGTCGCGCCGGGCCAGCAGCTCCTCGTTGGCCGGATCGTCGCGGAGCTGGTCGAGAATGTCATTGCGCTCGCGCTCAATCTCCAGGGACATGGAGCCGTAGCGGTCGCGCGCGAGGTCCACCGCGGCGGTGTCCGGGGCCTGGGGCGCCGCGGAACGGAGAGCGTCTTCCTCGTAGGCGCGGTCACGGATGCCGGCCTCGCGCGTGGTGTCGGCGGCCAGGGCCTCCTCGTGCAGGGCGGTTCGGCTCGGCGCCTCGCCAATCCCCTCGGTGTTGGTGCGCAGCAGGCCCACGCGCTCGGGATCGACGGACGCAATGTCGGCGTCGCTCCAGCCGCGGGCGCGGAGGTCAGACGCCAGACGGGAGGCGTTGCGGGCGCCAATGCCGCCGGCCGCCCCGCCCAGCACGCCGCCGACCACGCCGCCGAAGATGCCGCCGGCCACCGCATTGCCCGCGGCCTCGGTCAGATTGGTTTCCGACCGCAGGCCCAGCTCCTTGTCGCGCTGCTGCTGCAACAGGCTGGCGACGCCGCCGGCACCCGCGTTGATCGCCGCATCGGTGGCGGCGCCGCGCTTCATCGCCTGCCACGCCGCCTGCCCGACGGTGCGGCCAGCCATGCCGGCGCGCGCGCCGACCTTCAGGCCGGCCGAGCCGGGGATGAGGTTGGTGGGGTCGAGCAGGCCGGCGGCCACGTTGTCCAGGACCGATTCCGACAGGGGCCGGCCGCCGGGCTCGCCGGCATCGGGCATGCGCTCCCACACCCGCTGCAACACGGCCAGACGGGCGGCGTCCTGGTCGCCCATGGTGTTCTTGTCGTAGATGTCGCGGCCGATGGACCAGATATTGCCGTTGCGCCAGCGGCGGTCGCGCGCGAACTCGCGGCGCACCTCTTCGTCGTCCGAGAGATTGATGCCGTCGCGGCGCTGGTAGAAGGTGCGCAGCGTGTCGAGGACGCGCTGGTCGTTCAGCAATTCCTGCGGAGCGATGTTGTCGATGTCGGCCAGCGACATGGGTTTGCCATGCTGGGCGTCAGCATCGGCTGCGGCGGCGTTCATGATTTCGACGATGCTGCGCACGGCGGACCATCCTTGGATCAGGGATGGCCCACCGTGCCGCCAGATCAGGGACGGGTCGTCCCTCGCGTCACTGTCCGCGCAGGAAGGCGGCGAGCTGCTGCGGCGAGACGCCCACCCGCGCCGCCTCTTCGGCCAGCACCTTGGCGGCGCCGGCCGTGTCCCTCGGCTGGAGGTCGCCCATGCGCATCTGCGCGCGCGTGGCCGCCTGTGCCAGCGGGTTGCCGGCCGCAGACGGGAGCCCGCCCATCATCGGCAGGGTCGACACGGTGTTGCGCGGCACCCCGAAGTCTTGCGACGTGACCGGCGCCGGCTCGGGGTAGCTCCCCGTGGCTCCGGTATAGGTCAGCGCGTCGAGGCGGCCCTTCAGCGCGTTGACCGCCTCCATCGCCTTGGCGAGCTTGTTCTCGTCCACGATGACGCGGCTGCCCGCCGCATGCTCGCGGTAGCTCTGCAACTCCGCCTCGGCCGTCCTGATTTCCGCGCGCAGCTTGTTCTTGAAGCTCTCCAGGAACTCGCTCGGCGTGGCCTTCTCCGGCTCCTTGAACCCCTCAACGCTGCCGCGCATCAGGGCAAGGGCGACGTTGGGCGGCTGCTGCGCCAGACGATCCACCGTGTCGAGGGTGGCGGCGGTTTCGTTGAGCCAGGACAGCCTCTTTTCCACCTCCGGGGTGGCGAAGGGTGGCGGCAGCTTCATGCGGGCGTTCAGTTCCGTGCGGTAGGCGTCGCTCGCTGGGGTGAGATCCTTCACGTTCTGGAGCACGTAGGCCTGAATGTCCTTCGGCGTCTTCTTGCCCTGGCGCAGGGCGTCCTGGATCGCCGGCACGATCTGGCTTGCCATGTGCGGCGCGGTCTGGCCGAAGCCGGCGGCGACGGAGAGCGCGGCGGAGCGGGCCTGCGGATCCGTGGTGGCCCCTTCAAGGATCGAAGCGGCACCCTTGGTCAGGTATTCCTCCCCGAACTTGACGTCCTTCGCCCACTGCTGATCGAAGCTCTTGGACCGCGCTTCCTGCCAAGCCTGCTGGTTGGCGACGACGCCGAGCGGGCCGGTCATGGAGGTGGCGCTGATGATCTGATCGGGGGTGATCTTCGTCTGGTACTGGCTGTTCACCAAGTCGATCACGCCCTTCAGCGCCTGCGCCTTCTGGTCCGGCGGCAGGGCGGCGGTGGACGGATCGGTCAGCAGCTTGGCGGCCGGGCTGTTCAGCACCGCGGTGGTGGCGGCCAGCTCGCGGCTCATGCGCCGCTCCTCCTCACGCTCGCGCGCAGCCCGCTCGCGCTCGGCCCGGCGCTCGGCCATGTCGGCAATCCGCATGCGCTTGTCGAACTCGCGCAGCTCCCAATCCTGGGCATTCTTTGCGACGTGGGCCTGGATCGCCTGCCGGGCAATCTCGGCCGAGCGCGGCGACAGCTTCGACAGCATCGGCTCGGCCGCTGCCATGTCGCGGGCGCCCGGCGCCATCGCCATGAAGTCGGTGGCGGCGGTGCGGGCTTCCGCGCGCGCCAGATCGTCGCGCTTGCGGTCGAGGCGCGGCAGATACTTCTCGTCCCAATAGCCGCGCAGGGTGGGGTTGAGGTTCTTGACCGCCTCGGCCGCGATGGCGGAGGTGTCGTCATTCGACAGCAGCTTGTCCTTCAAGAGCTGGTCGATGTAGGCCTCGCGCTGGGCGTCGGCTTGGTAGCCGGTCATTTCGCGCTGGAGCTGTTCGTCGGCCAGCTTGGCGGCGTTCTCGTCCGCGATGCGGCCAAGCATCTGTTCCGCCGGCAGCCCGCCCCGGAAGTAGTTCTGGCCGTCGGACAGCTTGTCGGCCATGCCGCGCAGATCGTCCAGCGTGGCGTGAGGATTGTTCTTCCTGAACTCCTCCCACACCCGCATGTTCTCAATGCGCCGGTTGCGCGAGCGCGTGTCGTTGTCATCCATGCCCTGAAGGAATGCGGGCGCAAACATAGCGAGGCCCATGGCTCAGCTCCCCAGCATGGATTGCGAATTGCCCGACATCATCCAGGTGTCGGTGTACGGACTGCCGGCGGCATACTGGTTGGTCATCCCGCCGCTATCGCTCAGCGAGCCGAACCACTTGTCCATGCTCGGCCCCAGCTCCTTCATCAGCGCATCGAACCGGCCGCCGGCATAGCCCACCGCGGCGTCGGCGCGCTTGGTCATGTTGGACGCATAGTCGCCGTAATAACCGAGCGACCGGGAGCTGGCCTGATCGCCCGAGAAATCCAGGCTCGGCATGCTGGTGTCCAGCCGCGCGATCCCGAGATAGGGGTTGGTCGGCAGGCCGGGCAGGCGCGGGCTTTGGGCCATGGAGAGGTTGGGCGCGGAGACGGTGGGCACATAGCGCATGCTCTCCGGCTCGATCTGCGCCTTGGGTGCGATGGTCGGCTTGCGGTCGCCCATCATCTTCAGCATCGCCTCCATGGAGGCGCCCTGCCCGGCCGTGGCCTCGCGCACCACCCGGCCGCGGTCGTCCACCCGCGCGCCTCGGTTGGCGAGGTAGGACTGCTGCTGGCCGGTGATCAGCGCCAGAGCCTCCTGCGCCGCGCGCATGCGGGCGTCCTGATAGGCCTTGGCCCCGGTGGCGGCCAGATCACGCTCCCGCTCCACCTCCAGCGTGGACCGATCGAGGCCCTTGCGGATCATGTCGGCCGCGCCCGTGGAGCCCGCCCGTTCCAGCGCGCGGTCCACGTCGGCCTGATAGGCGGCGGTGCGGCTGGCCGTCTCGCCCTGAAGCGAGGAGAGGAAGTCCGGGATATCCTCCATCTGGCCCAGCGCCGCCATCACCTCGTCAATGGTGCCGCCGTACCGGGTCGCCATGTCCAAGAGGTTGGCGCGCAGCTCCATGTCCTGATTGATGCGCGCCTGCTCGCTCGCATAGACCGAGCCGAGATAGCCCCGATCCTGCGCGTAGCCCGCATTGCGCAGCGCCCGGTCGGCGCCGCGCTCGTCGTAGAACAGATCCTGGTTCTGCTGCTGGTCCTGGTAGACATCGCGCTGGTAGCCGCGCACCTCTTCCGCGAGCTGTTGGGACATATCCCGGTCCTGGACGGCCCACCCGCGCTGCGTCAGGTAGTCGTCCATGCCCTTGGCGAAGAGGTCCTTGTTCGTCGCGATCTGCTTGTCCCGCAGGTCGGACATGAAGGCGTTCTCGGCCAGCTTCGCCTGCATTTCGTCGCGGTAGCGCTTCTCCGCGAACTCCTGCTGGCGCTGCCCGAGCTGGTACTGCCGGGCGGCGGCGGCGCCCGCCTGGGCGTTCGCGCGGTTGGCCGCCGACGCCGACATGGCGCCGGAGGCCAGGGACACACCCGCCGCAATGACCATCGGCCAAATCATCCCGCCCCTCCCCTTAGAACAGCGACTGCCACCCGCGCTGCGACTGCGTGGTGGCGTTGTTGGTGGACGCACCGGCCGCGGCGGCGCCGCCGAGCGAGGCGCTGAAGGCGGCGTTGCCGTTGACCGAAGTCCCGCCGGTCCCGGTGCCCGTCACGCTGCCGCCGCCGCTCGGCGTGGCCGCCGAATAGCCGGAGCTGGTCGGGCCAAGGATCGGCCCCTTGATCACAGATCCCACGGAACCGGCCGCCGCGTCGTCCGCCGCCTTCTTGGTCGCGGCGTCGTTCGTGATGCGGCCCCGCTGCTGGTCGAGATAGGCCTTGATCTGCGCCACCTCGTCGGAGGCCTGCGTCGCGCGATACTTGTCGATGTCCCCGAACATGGAAGCGTAGCCGTTGGCGATGTTGTCGATGTCGGCCGCGGTGTAGAAGTCCGTGCGCTTCCGCAGCTCGCCATAGGCGTTGCGCGCGTCCAATTCGAACTGGTTGCGGCTGTTGTTCAGGGCAGTGCGCCGGCCCTGCACTTGGTTCAGCAGATCCTGGATCGCGGCGGTCGAGCCGCTGTCGGCCGCGTCCCCGAGCTGACCGAACAGCGAGCTGGCCGAGCTGGCGATCTGGTTGAACACGTCCTCATCCCAGGCATTGGCACCCTGGAGCTGGGAGAGGTAGCTGTCCTTCTGACCGAGCACGCGGGTGCGCGTGGCGCTAAGCTGCTCCTGCCGCCTGCGCTCCGCCTCCGCCGCGGCGGCCTGCTGGCGGGCCAGCTCCTCCTGCCGCAGTCGCTCCTCGCGCTCCCACTGCGCCTGCTGGGCAGCCTCGCGCGCCCGGCGATCCGCCTCGGCCTGCGCCGCCTGCTGCTCCATCCACTGCTGCTCCCACGTTTTTGTCGGCGTGGTGGGCTGCGGCTGGGGCTGGGGCTGGGGTTGCGGCTGGGGTTGCGGCTGGGGCTGGGGCTGGGGTTGCGGGCCGTTGCCGAGCGCACGCTGCCCGTTCGCCACCTCGGCCGCGCCGTGGTTGGTGTACCAAGCGCGCAGATCGAAGCCGGGGTTGGCCTGCCGGGCGGCAAGAATGTCGGGCTGCGAGCCGAAGTAGTATTCCAGGTCGGCGTCGGAGTAGTTCTGGACCGGGGACTGCTGCCAGTTGCCGGTCCCGGTCTGGCTGCCGCCAAGGCCGGGGTTGGCGGCGGTGTACTGCTGGAAAGCCTGCCCGTACTGCTGATTGAAGCGGTTCTGGTCCCACAGGTTCTGTTCGTTCCCGAGATATTCCCACGGGCTGAGCGGCTGCCCGCCGTTGTCGGGAACCCAAACCCCCTGCTGCTGGAGGAAGTTGCGCTGGGCCGGCGTCAGGTCGTCGATCCAATTGCGGTCTTGCCACGGCATATCGGTTCCCCCCTCAGAACAAGCTGGACCAACCCACCTGCTTGGTGGGGTTCTTGGCATTGACGGCTCCGCCGAGCGAAGCGCTGAAGGCGTTGGCGCCGACGGCCGGCGCGCCGCCGGCCACGTTGGTGCCGACGGCCGCGGTCGGCGTGGTGGTGGCGATCTGGTTGGGGTCGACCAACTTCACCTGCGTGCCGGCGGCGGCGGCGTCGGCCGCGGCCTGCGCCTTCTTGGCGTCCGCCTCCGACTGCAAGCGGGTGCGGTTCTTATCCAGGAAGGCCTTGATGCTGGTGATTTCGTCGTCCGCGTTCGTGGCCTTGTACTTGCCCGCGTCATCGAACAGCGATGCATACTGTGCTGCGATCTGATCCACCATGTCTAGCGAGGTGATATCGTTCCGCTTGCTCAGCAGCTCGTAGTTGGTGCGGGCCTGCCGTTCCAGATCATCGCGGGTCCGGTTGAGCGCGATCATGCGCTGCGTCGCCGCGTTGTTCAGGTCCGTGATCGCGGAATAGGCCGTGTTGTCGGTGCTCTCCCCGAGCTGGCCGTAGAGGCTGGAGGCGGCCATGGCGATCTGGTTGAAGATGTCCTCGTCCCAGGCGTTGGCCGCGTCGAGCTGCGTGCGCAGCGCGCCGGCTTGCCCGGTGGCGCGCAGCATCTGCGCCTGGAGCTTCTTTTCGGACAGCGCGTCGGCCGCGGCCTTGGCGGCGTCCTGGCGCGCCCGCTCCTCGGCCGCCAGCCGGTCGGCCCGCTCCTGTGCGGCGGCCTGCTGCTGAGCCTGCCACTCCCGCTCCGTCCGCGCCTGCGTGTCGGCCTGCGTGAGCTGCATGAGCTGGAACTGGCGCTGCTGCTCGGCCGCCTGCCGCTCGCGCTCGGCCGCCGCCGCGGCTGCCGCCTGCTGCGCCTCAAACTGGCGCTGCTGAAGGGCCAGCTCCTCCTTGCGCATCCGTTCTTCGGACGCGATTTGCGCCGCCGACTTCTCAGGGACGCTCTGCGATCCGCCGCCACCGCACATCTCAAACCTCCATCCGCAGCTTGTAGATCGAGCCGGTGCGCTTGAAGCGGAGCCGTTCCAGCACGCCACCCACCGGCCCGTCGATGTCCATTCCCGTGGTGATGCCAACGCAGATCTCGGCCACGCCCTGATCCTCCGCCCAGGCGGCGAAGTCGATCAGCATGCGCACGGCGACGGAGGACCCGCGCCGCTCCGGCGTCACGTACCAAAAGAGCTGTTCGGCCAGCAGCGCGTCCCCGAAGATGAAGGGCGTTGTGTGGCCCAGCAGCATTCCGACGATCCAGCCGTCCTCTTCCGCCACCCGGAAATAGCACTCCGGTTGCGTGGCGTAGCGGGCGGCCAGCGTGCGCAGCTTCTCCTCGTTCACGGGCAGGCCGGCATAGGCGCTCTCGCCCGCGAACCGGGCGGCCATGTCCACGCACACCAGCGTGTCCAGTGGCGTGACCGGCCGGATCTTCACGGCAGCACCGAATAGGTGATGCCGATTTCCAGGTCGGTGGCGGAGGCCTGATTGGCGACCGCATAGCCCACCGTCAGCGAGGCCTGCGTGGCGTCCAGCTCGATCTGCGAGGGGAACTTCACCGCGCCCACGGACACGCCCGCGGTGTAGGTGGCGCCCTGCGTCGTGCCGTTGATCTGGAGGCTCACGTCGCACTGGCCGGTGCCGGTGCGGTAGGTCATGGCTTCGATCCGCACCCGCATGTTGAACACGCGCTGGATCAGGAAAGAGCCGTTCGCCACCGCGCCCGCGATCCTGTGCCAGAAGACGCCCTTCGACACGGCCGGGAGCTGGCCCACCGGCACCTTGCCGTTGGTGTCCAGCGTCGCCACGCCGTCGGCAATCCCCATCTTCTCCTTCGCAATGAGCGTCGAGTAGTCGGGATCGGCGTAGATCAGCGCGGTGCCGGTGCCGTTGAGCTTGACGATCTGGTTGGCGTTGGCCGTGGTGAACTCCGGCAGCGCCGTGATCGCGCTCGCGCGCAGCCACTGCACCCCGTCGTAGAAGCGCAGGACGTTCGGCACCTCGGTGGTGTCGATCCAGAGCTTGCGGTAGTTGGGCGAGGTCGGCGCCGTCGGCCCGATGCTCGCCAGGGCGGCCTCCGACACGACGCTGCCCAGGCCGAACACCTTGTCGGCGCTGATCGCGCCGTTGGGCACGGACACCTTGGACCAGGGAATGAACCCGTTGACCACCCAATCCTCCTCCATGAGGAGGCCGGCCACGCGCGTGAGGGCGGTGTCCTCCACGCGCATGAAGGTCACCATGTCGCCGTCATCGAGCGGCTGCATGAAGGTGATGGTGCTGGCGTCGGGGGCGAGCACGTAATCGTAGGCGGCGCCGTCGCGCTGGAGCACGCCGTCCCGGAAGACCAGGAAGCGCTGCGTGGCCGTGTTCGCCAAGGGGAACACCGCCTGATTTTGCGACGCGCGCATGTCCTCGCGCTTGAACCCGCTCGCCTCGTCCGCGCGCACGGAGTAGACGGTCACCCGGTCATTGTTCAGCAGCGGGTCGGTGAAGAAGATCTGGTTGAGGGTGCGGTCCCCGACATAGGCGTTCTCCTGCAACAGAAGGCCGTTGCGGTAGATCACGATGGTGGAGCTGATCGGGCTGAAGTCGTAGGGGAGCTGGGTGGTGCCGAGCGGCGCGTTCGACACGACGTATTCACGCCGGTTGAAGAACAGCGGCCCTTCGATCAAACCGACGTCAATGCCCGACGGCCCGCGCAGATCGGCAATCCCGGCCAGCGTCTGCCACCCCGCCTGGGGGTCGGCATAGGTGCCGATGCGGACCTGGAACCCGTTCACGCTGTCGAGGCGGAAGGCGACGGGGCCGGCGAAGTTGCCGGCGTCATCGAACAACTGCGCGATCAGCTCGCCCAGCGTCTTGTTGCCGCGCTCGCTCGCGTTGAGGTAACGGACGATCTGTTCGAACTCGTCGCTGATCGTGCCGCTGGAGCGGTAGTTGCTGGGGTGCTGCTGCCGGAGACGCGCCATGGTCAGGACTTCCTCGTGTTGAGGCTGAAGCCAATCAGGCGAGTGCGGGCCTCGCCCTGGATGGTGAAGCGGAGCTGCACGCCCCGGAAGCGGTGGGGGAACTGGCGCTCGTACTGGCGTTCCAGCGGAATGTCCGGGAAGGGCTCGCGGTCGTCGGCGTCGATCTCCACCACGAGGCTGGTGAGCGGCCGCTGCTCGTCGTCAATCACGTCCACCTGGACGGCGCCGACGCCCGACGCCTGGAGGATCAGCGAGTGGCCTTGCTTGGTGTCCTTCAGCGAGCCGGTCCACAGCATCGGCGTGATGATCGTTGCCGTGGGCTCCTGCTCGCCCACCACGTCCTCATCGCGCACCAGCGACCAGATGCCGCCGGAGGTGCCATAGACCAGAGCCCCGCCCAGCGCGGCGCCGCAGCGCGCGTTCAGGAAGCTGCCCATGCTCCACTTCGGCCCACCCTCGACGCCGGCCGGCGGCAGGGTCATGGTCAGGCGCGTGCAGTAGATGCCGGCCTGGGGAAAGAAGACGTGATACTGGCCGGTGTCCTGATCCCACACCGCCGAGATCCGGCGCGGGTCCGGGACCGAACGCACCAGCCGGCGGTAGAGGTTGTCGATGCGGGACGACAGCGGCTCGGCATAGAGCACCAGACCGTTCTCGGCCGCGCGCTTCAGCGAGTAGATGCCGTCCCGCGCGCAGAACAGAAGGTCGGTGCCGGCACGGCAGATCGTGGCGTGGGAGATCGTGCCCACCTGCACGGCGGCGCGGTCCTCCACGCTCCACTTCGTCAGGTCCGGGTCGATGATGTAAACCCACACGCTGTCGTTGGTGAAGACGGCGAGCCGGTTGTTCTCCACCGTCCCGATGCCGGTGATTTCGTCGTTGGTGCCGAGAAGGTTGCCGATGTCGATGGTGCCGGCGCGCAGCACGTTCGTGCTGTTGGCAGGCTCATCCGCGACATGGACGCCCTCCTCGTCCACGCGGGACAGCCAGATCTCGGTCGGCTTGCCGGGGATTCCCGCCACGGCGAGCCGGCGCTGGATGGCCGTCCCGAAGGCCGGCTTCAGCTCGACGTTGCCGGTGAAGCCCTCAAACTTCGCGCCGTCAAAGCGCAGGGGAACCGAGCCCGGCGAGAGGAACAAAGCGCGGCGGTTGAAGGCGGCGGTGGTGACGCCCGCCCCCTTGGGGAAGGCGCCGGGCAGGCGCGAGCCGCGCGAGCTGCCCAGCGTCACGCCGTCGCCGCCGTCCTCCGCCCAGGCCAGCGTGTCGCGCGTCGCGAAGGTGACGCAGCGGATCAGGCCTTCGCCGCCCGCCACCTTGTTCGCGCCAGGGTCGCGGACAATCTGCCCGCGCCAATCGCAAAAGGCGTTGTCGAGCGCGAGGAGCGGCTGCCCCTTTCCGATATCCAGGCTGTTTTTATCGCGCGTCGCATCCAAGCCGCTGAAGTCTTCATAGGCGTTGGTCCGAAGCTGGACGCCGGCAGGCGCCTTGGAATGATCCGTCACCGGCCGCCCTCCCGATCATAGGCCCGCAGCTCGGGGCGCTTGTTGTCGGGATTGGTCAGGCCGTTCAGCGTGCGGTTGAGGGTGTGGAAGTAGAGCTTCAGGTAGCCCGTCGCCTTCCCGCTGTCCTGCTGCACGGCGTAATAGGCCAGCAGGCCCGACTGCACGATGGCGTCGGGGATCGGCCGGCGATCCGTCTCATGGGTGTAGTAGGGCAGCCGGTCGCCGGAGCGCAGCGGGTGCTCGTTGAAATCATCGACCACCTGCTGCGACAGGTCGAGCATCAGCGCCGCCGCCTCGCCGCTGATCGACGCCGGGTTCATCTCGCCGTAGCGACGGAAGGCGCGCCGCGCCAGCTCGTCCAGGGGCGAGAAGTCGTCTGCGATGTGAGGGCTGAGCGACGGCTGCATGACGGTTACTCCGCGCGCCCGATGCGGCCGGTCACGACGTAGTGGTGCCGGTCGATGTTGTCCGCGAGGTCGGCCGGGACCGCCCACTCCACCGCCGTCTTGCCGGTGTTCCAGGCGCCGACGATGCAGGTGCCGTCCACGTAGAGGTCAAAGGGCACGCTCTCGCGCAGGAGGGTGTGGAAGCGCACGGTGCCGGCGGGCGCCGGGGTGGCCTTGACCTTCTTCGCCGGGGTGGCGGCCTCGGCCTCGTCGGCTTCGGTACGGGCGCGCGCGGTGCCGGTGCTGGCGCCGCCGACGGTGACACGGGACATGCGGGAACTCCTCGGTTGATCCGGGCGAGGGTGCGCCAGATCGGGAGGCCGGTCGTCCCTCACGAGAACGGGGCGCCCCGTGAGGCGCCCCGCTATCACATAAATATCGGTCGTCTATGCAACCGATATACGAACGCTATGCGTCCGTTAGCTGACCTTGGTCCAGCCCTTGACGATGGTGTGGACCTTGCTCTGCGTCATTTCCAGGCCGGCCTCGGTCAGGTACTCGTGCGTCACGCCGTCGGCGCCGTTGCCCTGTCGGTTCGGCAGCAGCTTGGTGTCGCGGTTGGCGAGGTAGCGGTAGCGGAGCTGCGGCAGATCCAGGATCAGCATGGTGCTGTCCATGCCGGGGAGCTGGCGGAACTGCGGGTGCAGGTAGACCAGCAGATCGCCGGCAAAGGTGGCGTAGCCGGTGAAGGACACGCCGTAGGCGCCCGTGGAAATCTGCGTCGGCTGCCAGCGGTTCTTCGCAATCTCCATCATGTTGGAGGCGATGCGCGGGCCGCAGAAGGCGATCTTCTGCTTGGAGCCGTAGGCGAAGATGTTCTCGATCAGCGTCCGGTCGAAGTCCTTTTCCGTCATCACGCCGGGGGTGGTGGCGGCGCCCACGTCCACGACGTTCGGGATCATGGTCATCAGACCGCCCGTGTAGCGCGTCGGCTGCGAGGAAGTGCCGTTGACCTCGGCCCGGCGGCCGAAAATGAACGCGCGCTCGATGTCCTGCATGTGCAGCTTCAGCGCCTTTTCCTTGTACTCCTTTTCCTTGTCGCCCGTGCGGGTGTAGGTGTTCTTCAGGGTGTTGGACACGCTGAAGGGAGTACGGAAAATCTGCGTGTAGTTGTAATCCAGGGTCGGATCGAACGACACGGGCGTGCCGACATCGCCGCCTTCAGGGTTGGCCGAGCCGGCGATCACCAGCTTGTCGGCGTCCAGGATGGCGAGGTTGGTGCCGCCGACGTTGCGGATGACGGTCAGCGTGGTGTCGGTGGTGTCGGCCGTGACCTGCATCACTTCGTTCGTGCGGGCGTTCACCAAAACCGTATTTTTGGTGATGAAGCCGGCGTTGCCCGACGCGGCGATGGTCAGCGAAGTGACGCCCGCGGCGTAGCCGGCGGCGTTGCTGATCGTCACGACACGATCCGGCAGCTCGTCCAAGAAATGATTAAATTTCGGATCGTCCACCTGCTCCGACTTCGACATGGCCAGCAGAGCGTTGAGCGGCGCGGTGCCGTTCGGCTCCAGCAGCGTATACAGCTCGCGGTAGTTGGTCGGGCGGAAGTCGGTGCTGAACTGGCCGGTGCCGCGCAGGCCCAGGATCGCGTTGCCCATGAGAGAACTCCATCAGTGCGAGGGGTTGCGATGACGTCCGAGCCCCCTTGGGGCTCATGGCCTTCGGCTGTCCGTCGCGGACGGAGCGGCTGCGGAGCGGCGACCCCTCGGGGTGGCGGCAGAAGCGGCTCGTTCGCTTGGTTGCCTTAAAGTTGCCTCCTGGTTGTGTCCCATAAAAAAGGCGGTGCGTATTTCCAAATACGCAACCGCCTAAGTTCCCGTGGGAGGAAACGCCCCGCGTGGGGCCTCTGTCACCGCTTGCTGTAGACGTGATCCAGCATGCTGGCGAACTCTTCGTCCCCACCGCCCTTGGGCTTGGTGCCACCTGCGGAGGGGGCGCTGCCGATCCCGCCCGTGAAGGCTTGTCGGCGCTGATGGATGCCGCGCAGCCGCTCCATTTCCGGGGTGGAGCGCACGGCAGAGAAGTCGCCCACCACCTTGTCGGTGAGGGTCGGATCCACGAAGTCCTCCATCGTGAAGCCGCGCTCGGCCGCGAAGGACAGGAAGTCGTTCTGGCTGTCGTCGGGGAGCTGGTACTTCATCTGAGCCGCGCCCAGGTTCTGGCCGATGGCGGCGCGCAGCGCGTTGGTCTGCATGCCGGTGGCCTGCTGCATCGCCTGCCGGCTCGCATCGACCATGCCGGCGCCCTGGCCCAGCACCTGCTGAAGCATGCCGCTCAGCTCGCCCACCTGCCGCTGAAGGGCGGCGATGGTGCCGGCGCCTTCCTTGTAGCCGGGCGGCAGGGTGACGGCGTTCTCCTTCTCCCACGCATCGAGCGCGGTGGGATCGAACGGATGGGCGCCGCCGGGCGCGCCCTCGCCCTTGGCCGGGTCCTGGCCGCCCGTGGTGCCTGTGCCCTTGTCGATCTTCCCCTTCAGCGCGTCGATCAGGAAGGCGGTCACCGCTTCGGGCGGCTGGCCGCTCTTGTCGATCAGCGCCTGCATCAGCTCGATGCCCGGCTTCAGCGTGGCGTGGCGCTGGTTCAGGGCCGAGTAGCGTTCGAAGGTGGACTTGATCTGCTGGGGCGAGAGCTTGCGCTTGCCGCCGGCCGTCTCCCCGAAATCAATCTCGTAGGCCACCGCGTCGGCGTCGTCATTCGGGGCGCCGGCCGTGATCGCCGCGTCCTCCGGGCTGGACTTGGCCGCTTGGCGCCGTTCGCCGGCTTCCTCGCGCGCGTTGTCGCCGCCGGGCTCTGCCGGCCCCTCCAGCTCGCCGCCCATGCCGGCCGGTGCCGGCGCCGAGGCGGGAGCCTGGGGGGCCGGGCCGAGATAGTCGGCGGCGATGTCCATCACGTCTTGCGGAACGTCGTTCATGCGTCGGTGTCCTTGTGCGCGGCCGAAGCGGCGCTTGCTTTCTGGATGGCGGCCTCAGTCTCGTAAATCGGGGCGAGGCGGCCGGGGAGGTTCACGAGCTGCTCGGCGGCCCAAATGGCGCCGCGCCGGAAGTGGATTTCGTCCATGGTCATGGCGCGATGGGTGGCGAGCTGACGGGCAGCCGCGACCATTTCGTCCTCCATGATCTGCACGAGGAACTTCCATCCGTCGGAGGCCTGAAGGTCGGCCAGCAGCCGGAGCGCGTGGGTGGGGTCGATGCTCATGACCCCATCCTGCCGCGCGCCGGCCTGCCGGTCGTCCGCGTCAACCAACCGTGATCGAGAAGGTGTCGACGTAGAAGGTGCCGGCCATGTTGGCGACGATTTGCAGATCCATGGTTCCGCCCGGAGGTCCGATGAAGCGCAGGACGTAAGCGGCTTCCGTGGTGGTGGTGTGGGCCTGCGTGACCAGCTTGGTCTGGTAGTCGCTGTTCGCGTTGTAGGCATTCACCGTCACCTGCCCGCCGCTGGGCGCAGTCAGGCTGATCCGCAGATCGTAGGCGACGCCGGGGGTCAGGTTGGTGATCCAGGCGCCCACCGTGGCGTTGTAAGCGGCGGCCTGCACCACCTCCAGCTTGCCGTTGACCACGGTCGTAGAGCCGCTGGTGCCCCGGTGCGAGAAGGGCGCCATGGCCGACGCGAAGTCCTGGGACACGAAGACGGTGCCCGCGGGCGGCGTCTCCGGCGGCGGCGGAGGCGGAGACGGCGTGGAGCCTCCGCCCCCGGTGCCGGTGCCGGGCTTCACGATGGTGCCCGTGAACAGGTGAGGCACGAGCGGGTCGTAGCGCTCATGGTTGACGGTGGTGAAATCCGTCGTCTTCACGATGCCCAGCGTGTCGTCGCTGTTGTCGGTCCACTCCCACCGGAACCAGCTCATGCCCTTGTCGTCACCAACGAGCGAGCTGGTGTTGCCCGACGGGTCGCGGATGCCGCTCATGTACTTCAGCAGCCGCGTCTCGTAGGTGATCGAGTCCGCGGTGCTGGTGGTGTAGCGGATGCCGAACTCGCCGCAGATCATCGGGGTCTGCTTGTTCCAATACTTGTCGGCCCAAAAGCCCTTGAACCGGGTGCCCTTCGCGTCGGTCACCACCGCACCTTCCCAGGTCTGCGGCAGGCTGTCCGGGAACCCATACTCGGCGGTGTAGCGGTGCCAGTATCCCAGCTCCGGCCCGTAGGGGTGGGCGGAGAGGACCAGCTTGTTGTTGACCGCGACCGTCTGGCCGTTGGCGTCGGTGCGGGTCAGCTTGAGCGGGCGGACGTTGTAGCCGCCCAGGTTGGTGCCGGGGCCGCCGAAACCGTCCTCACCCCAGGCGCCGTTGGTGTCATAAGACACCCCTTCTACCACGATCAGCCAGTCAGGATTTGCCGTCAGAATGGCGTGCGCGCAGCGCTCGGCCGCGAGCGCCCAATCATGCGCGGGGTTGCCGCCGCCCCAGGCGGCGCCGGCCACATACGGCGAATCCTGCACCTTCTGCGAGGGCTCGTTGTGCAGGTCGGCGCCGATGATGATGCCCCGGCCCTTGTAGCGCGTGGCGAGGGTCACCCAATTCTGGATCCACTCTTCAGTGGTCCACAGCCGGCGCCCGAAATCGGACCTCGTTTCGTACCAAAGGCCGTTTTTTTGCATGCCCCATTCACCATTGATACCCTCGCGGTTGGACGAGTGGTGATCAAGCAGGACGTAGAGGCCGATGCTGTCGCAGTGGTTGATGATCTGGTCCAGGTGCTCAAGCGGCGTCTTGCCCACCATGTCGCTGGCCCGGCCCACCCGGTCGAAGGCATAGCGCTCGGTCGAGGTGATGAACTCGTCGGAGAGCGGCAGGCGGATCGCGTTGAAGCCCAGCTCCCTGATCTGCGAGAGCTGTTCCTTGTAGGTGCGCGCGGTGTAGCCGACGAAGATCCGGTTGGGGCCGGACAGGCCCACGATGTTGACGCCCGTGAACCGGATCTTGTTGCCGCTGCCGTCAAGGATCTGGTTGAGCGAGGTCGTGAACCCGCCGGTCAGCGCCGTGGTCGGCGGCGGCTGGGTGTCGGGCTCGTCCGGGTCGGTGGTGTCGGGCGGCGGCACCGGGTCGGTGGTCGAGGCGTAGCTGACCAGCACCCACCGCGCGTTGGCCGGCGTCGCGTCGCGGCACACATACTCCTGCCCGTTGGCGCGATACCAGCGGCAGCCGATGAAGTAGCCGAGCGTGCTGTCCTCGTTCGGCGTCGGCGCCACGGCGGAGGAGGTAACCAGGCGCTCCAGAAAGGAGACGTGGGCCGGTCCCATGAGGCCGGGCCTGTTGTTCGTGGCGAAGGTCATGGCAGGGGCCTCACGCAGAAACAGAGGAAAGGGTCATGGCATTCAGGTGCGCCTCGTCCCTCGCCGTCCGCCAATAGGCGAAGCGGCGCAACGGGCCGTTCAGGTGGGAGCCGGCGACGGGCGCGCGGCCGAGCATCACACGGGTGATCGCCGGCATGGGGCCGGCGGCGGTGGCCGTCCCGATCGTCGTCCCGCCTTGCGACACGAGCTGGCGGCCGGCGGCGTAGGACAGAGCCACGCGGATGGTGGTGCCCTTGGTCAGCGCGCCGACGCCCGACGCGAGCACGGCCTGATCCTTGACCGCGGTCCAGATCGTGCCGGCGCCGTTCTTGCCGCCGAAATAGCCGTTGGACTGGCTGCCGTCGTCCAGCTCGAAGACGACATGCTGGCTCACCGGCACGCCGCTGATGGCGCCCGTGGCGAAGTCGTCGACTGCGAACTCCGCGAAGATCGTGCCCTCGGTCGAGTTGAGCCACGGCGCCGACGGCGGCGCCAGCTCGTCCGCCGCGCGCGTGACGGGCTCGGTCCCGGTCGCAATGTAGCTGGTGGCGTAGGGGCCGTCCTCGATCTGGATCGCCCGCGGCACGACGGCGCCCTGCGCCACGGTGATTTCCACCACCGCTGTGGCCGCAACCACGAAGGTCTGCGGCGTGTTGGACAGCACGAAGTCGCCACCGGGCGCGCCCGTGAGGCTGACGCCGGAGGACTGGCCCCACACGCGCGCCGTATAGGTGCCGGGCTGGAGGGTGATCGACTGCGCCACGAGCGCGCCGCTGTTCAGGACGAAGTTGGTCCGGCTCGGTTCGATCAGCAGGCCGCGGCCGATGCCCCCGGCGCCGGCCAGGAAGCGCGGGCGGCCGGCGGCGTAGGGCGTGATGATGGCCGGCTTGGTGATATCAGCCACCTCGGCCACCGTGGCGGCGCTGTCGCGGCGGAACCAGCCGGGCGGCAGGCCGGCCTCGGCCAGCAGCAGCAAGTCCAGATCCGGCTCGCGACCGGCGAGCGTCGCCAGATCGTTGGCAGCGGCGCCGCCGCCGCCCCCGGAGGTCTGCTGCGCGAAGCCTTCAGCCTGATCGCGCCATTGCTTCGCCAGATCGGCGTATTCCTTGGCCGACTTGTGACCGCTCGGCACCTCCGCCCCGCCCTCTGCCCAGGCCTTGGCCGCGTTCACGAGCCCGCCCAGCGAGCCCAGGTTGGTCCAAGTGGCGCCGTCGCTCGACACCTCGTAGCCGTCGCCGGCCGCGTTCAGCCGGAACTGCGTGTTGGACTTCGCCGTGCCGTCGGCGTTGACCAGCAGCGTCATGAGCTGGCCCAGCGTCTTGCCGCCGCGCTCGGCCGCCGAGAGATAGTTGCTCAGATCGTGCGTGCCGCTCGCCGTGCTGACGAGGCGCACCTGCTTCGAATTGACCCTGGTCTGTGCCATCTGTCCGCCCCCTTATCCCCGCTGCTGCATCGGCACGAGATTTCCGCGCTCGGCCTCGCGCTGCACCTGATCGGCGGGCATCACGTTGGCGCCGCGCATCTTCTCCATGAGCATCATCTGCTGCGCAGGCGTGGGCTGCTGCTGCTCCTGCTTGCTCACCCGGAAGCGGTCCAGGTCGGAAATGCCCATCGACCGGATCGCTTCCTCGGCAATGAGCCCGCCCTTGTATTCCATCAACAAGCCGGTTTGGTTGAGCACCTGGAGCATGTTCATCCAGGTTTCGGCGTTGCGCATGGGCTCCACCGGAAGCGTACCGTCGACAATCAAGTAATCAATCTCGCCCTGCAAGTCGCCTACTTGGAAGTCCAAATAGTCGTCCTTCACAGCGTCTGACAACAGAGACGGCAGCGAGTAAGGGTCGATTTTCACAGACCCCGAATAGTTGATGCTGTCCTGAATGTTGCCAACCATCTGGCCCACGAGCGGGCGGATCGTCGTGGCGGACAGGACGCGCGACAAGACGCCAAGCCGCTGGCTGCCGAGCTGCGTCAGGCGCTGGATTTCCGTGGCGGTGCGCACGCCGTCGGCGGTGGGCATGCCCTGCTGCGCGTCCGACGCGGCCGAAACCCGCTGCTTCAGGTCGGACAGGGCGGCGATGTCGTTCCAGTGGCCGCGCGTCACGTCGGGCACCTGCGCGATGAAGACGCCCTCGCCCGGCTTCACGCCCGGCATGGTGCGCACGACGCCCCACGGGTTGCGGTCGATCAGGTCGGGGATCACCACCTGCGTCGGGTCGGCAAAGATCAGGTTGTTCAGCGCGGCCTGCACGTTGTCCACGCGCGAGCGGAGGAGCCACGTCGCGATGTCGTGCAGCGGCAGCAGCAGATCGTAGAGGCTCTGCGAGAAGGTCTTGTTGCTGTCGTTGTAGAGGCCGCCGATCACGCAGGGGAAGTGCGCGCCGTAGGGGTTGAGCTGGAGCCGGATGCAGACCTGTTCGTCCAGGATGGTGGCGACCATCCAGACCTGATCGAGCTGCGGGATGCCAATCTCGTAGCCGCACAGGCGCAGCCACACCTCGTCCACCACGCGCGCGTCGCCCAGGCTGAAATACTGGTGCGTGTCGGCGCGGTCGGACGGCTGAAGCGGGTCGATGTTGTAGCCCCTGCCCTCTTCCTTGGCGAACTGGTGGCAGTCCCATCCGGCCATGGGCGAGGCCAGCCGATACCGCAGGGCCGGGTACTTCTTCAGCTTCGGATAGAGGTTGCTGGCGTAGAGCGCATTGAAGCTCGTGGTCGAGACGAAGCCGATGAAGCTGGCGTTCTCCCAATCGCCCCAATTGACGCGCGGATCCGGGAAGCACCTTCTCGGGTCGAAATTGACCAGGACGTTGGTGTTCCGCTTCGCATCCCAATGCAGCTTGGTCGGGCTGAAGCCGTAGCGCACGCAGTCCAGCAGGAGCTGCGCGATCCGCGCCTCGCCGGCACCGCGGCGGAGCTGCATGTGCAGCACGCGCTCCAACACGGCGGCGGCACGGCGCGACTTGCGCGACATGCCTTCAAGCTGGAACATGGGATTGCGGCCGGCGAGCGCCGCCATCAGGTAGGTCAGCACCGTGTCGGAAATCGCGCGCGTGTCCGCGATCACCACCTTCTCCCGGAACTTCGTGGCGTCGGGCGGCACCCAAACGTCGTGCGCCCGGTCGGCCTCGCGCCAGTGCGAATATCGGCGCGACACCTTGTCGTAGCTCATCTGAAGGCATTGCTTCAGATACTGGACCAGCTTGGTTTCCTCCTCGGCACTCAGCGTGTCGGAGAGGTCCTGGTAGCCCATGAGCGCGTCCACGCGGTCGGAGAGGTCAATGATGACCCCGGCATCCGGGAACGGGCTCTGATCGGTGCGGTAGGATGGAGCGCTCATGGCTCCGGTGTAGGTCCAATCCGCCGGCCGGTCGTCCGCGTCGTGCTATGCTGACGCCGGGAAAGGAGGCCCCATGAGCCAGCTCCACGAAATGCTCGCGCTGTTCCACGACGGCGCGGAACAGGTGCCGCACAGCGCCGTGCCGTCCCGCCTGCTGGTGGATGCGAGGCGGGCCTATCTGCGCTCCAGCCGGGAGTGGATTGACCAGACGCTCGGGGAGCTGGTGCGGCTCGGGTGGATCGAGCCGGCCACCGGGCCGCGGGGCGGGAAGGCGTGGCGGATCACGCCGGCCGGCCGGACGGTGGTTCAGGATGAGGCGGTGGCGGCCAAGCGACGCAGCGCCGCGACTAAGCGGCGGGCGGCGCGCAGGCGGGAGGCCGAGCGGCGGAGCATCGCAGCCGGGTGGGCGAACCTTGCCGACATGCCGGGCCTGCGGATCGACGGGGAGCGGGTGACGGTGGAGGTGTCCACGAGCGAGGCGTGGGAGCTGACCGCGCTCGCGCGCAACCTGATGATGGCGGCGGAGCTGATCCAGCAGCGGGTTAGGCTCGACGCAGAGGAACGGATGGCGTCTGAATAGCGGTTGTGTATCGGATGCATATCGCTGCGATTGCTACCCGATTGCGTTAAGCCGGAGAAGCCGATGGACAGTGGCGGCGGGGGATCGGACGATGGCACCCCCATTGAAGGAGGTAACCGTGTTCCGTATCGCCCTTGCCGCCCTGATCCTGACCCTGGCCGGTCCCGCCGTCGCCCAGCAATGCGGCTTCCCGCCGATGGGCACGGTGAACACCATGAACTGCACGCCGATCTGCATCTGTGACGCCAGCGGCCAGAGCTGCTACTGGCGTTGGGAGTGCCCGCGCTGACGGCTGCGGTTGTATATCGGTTGCATAGCGGGGTGATGGCTTCCCGCTATCAACCAGCTTTCGGTTCGTCGTCGGGGTCCATTGCACCCAGCTTGCCCAGCAGGCTGTCGTTCCGGGCGATGCGCTCGCGGATTTCCGCCAGAGCGTCCGCCTGCCCCTTGGCGAAGCGGGCGTGGCGCGGGTCCTCCTCGGCGTAGGGCTGCACCTTGCGGTGTTTGAAGCGGCCGGCGGCGCGGACATCGTAGCCCAGCAGCTCGGCGCCCTCCCCGTCCAGCTCGGCCGCCGCGGCGATCCGCCGGTCCAGCTCGGCCGTCAGCTCGGCCTCTTCGCGTTCGATCTGTTCAGCGCGCATCTTCATAGTCCCATGTCCTCCAATGCCTTGTTGAGCTGATACTGCACCCACGACGAGCGGCTGATGCCGGAGCGCTTGGCCGCCTTGTCCACCCGCTCCAGCAGCACCGGATCGAAGCGGATCATCACCTGTTTGCGGCCGGTGGGCTCCGGCTCCGGCGCCGGGGCGGGCGTGTCCTTGCCGCTGATGAAGGCCTCGGCCGCGGCGTCGCTGGCAGGGGCGGGCTTTGGTTTCTTTGCGATAGCCATGTGATGCTCCTCCGATACCGTGTGTGTATCAGACCGCAGCCACCAGGGCCAGCAGCTCCTCCACGGCGCGCGCGTCGCGGTCCCGGCCCACCTGCTCGGTCACGCCCAGGCCGGCGGCGATGGCGTTGGCGAAGCTCTTGCGGCGCACGAGCATGGCGTCCAGGGCCTCGATGCCGGCCGTGTCGCGCAGGGCGGCGAGGGTGTCCCGGTTGTCCTTGCCGGCGAGGCCCTGCGGGTCCGCGAGGTTGACGAAGGCGAGAGCCCGCAGCTCGGGGTTCACGGCGCGGGCCTCTCCCACCAGCTCCACGATCTGGTCGGTTGCCCACACGTCGAGGGTCCGCGGCTGGACGGGGATCAGGACGGCGTGCGAGACGGTCAGTGCCGCGCGCAGGGATCCGGTGTTCTGGCCGCCCACGTCGATGATGATGGTGTCGTACTTCGGCGTGAGCGCCCGCACCTGTGTGCGCAGGGCGGCGCCTTCCAATCGGACGCAGGTATAGCCGGGATTGCGGTCAGGCCGGCCGGAGGCGCGCAGCTCCGTGAAGGTCGCGGCGCTGCCCTGTTCGTCGCCGTCCACCAGCAGCACGTCGCCGCCGGCATTGGCGTGGTGGATCGCGAGGTTGGTGGCGACGGTGGTCTTCCCGACGCCGCCTTTGGTGTTGCCCACGGTGATGATCATCGCTTGCGCTCCGCTGCTCACCCGACTTCGGGGTGATATACAGTCGAGACACAAGCGATGCCGGAACGCAAGAGTTAAGACTTTACCGCGGCGCCGATCCATTCCAGGAGCCAGGGGTTGTCCCGGTAGACCTGAACCCACGCGGTCGCGAGGGCGGAGACGGTGCGCTCCTCCGCGTCGGCGTCCTCAATCCCGTAGGCCCAAAAGATGGCGTGGTTGATTTCGTGGATCAGCGTGTCGGCCGCCTTGAACGGGGTGGCCATGTCGGCCTGGATGGCGATCTGCTGTTCCACGGCGCTGAAGAAGCCGAACTTGCGCTCGGCCGACGCCCGCATGGGGTCCATCTTCAGGATCTCGAAATCGAACGGCCCCACGCGGATCGAGGCGGGCAGGGCGCCGATCAGGCTGAATGCGCGCTCGGCCGGGAGCATCAGAACGTCTCCGGTCGGGCAACGCCGCGGATCGCGGCCATGAAGCCCTTCTGGAGGTCGGTGCGGCCAATCGACAGCCACCGGCCGTCCACGCCGGGGATCGCGGCGATGGTGTCCAGCAGCTCGCGCACCTCTTCGGCCTTGGCCTTCAGCGCGTTCATCGCGTCGATCTCCATCTGCGACAGGTCGCGGTAGCCCTTGATCTGGCGGTGCTGGTTGTCCACGGGGGGAGTTCCTTCAGAAATCGCCCAAGGCTTTGGGCAGGGTGGGGGAGTTGAGGGAGCCCCATTGGAAGGGGTCCTTGTGGAGCGGCTGGTGCATGGCCTGCGCGACAGCCCACCCCTGCGAGTTGAGGGAGCGGGTCGGATCGAAGGCCATGGCGCCGGGCATGACCGTCTGGCGCGAGAGCACGTCGAGGGCGAGGGACAGGGCGTCCACTTGGTCGTCGTGGGCGGAGGCGGGGAACTGGCCGCATTCCTCTTCGAACGCCTCCAGCCACGGCGCGAAGGAGGGCAGGAACACCCGCCCGCCTTCGATCAGGGGGAGGACCGCGTTCACGCGCGCCACCTTGTCGTTCACGACCTTGTGCGCGATCACGCTGATGCCCGATTGGGTTTTCAGCTCCTGGATCAGGGACTGACCGGAGGCCTTGTCTTCGATGTAGAGGCCGCGCAGGCCTCGGCCGCGCCAGAGGGCGTTCAGGCTGATGGCCCGCCGCTTCAGCTCGGGGAACTCCAGCTTGAGGCGGAGGAGATCGAGGAGGTGAATGTCGCCGCCGGCCGTGAGGCCGGCGATGAGGAAGACGCTGAAGTCGGCCTGCTCGGTCTTCTTGAACGCGGTGTCGGCCGCGATGATCAGGGACTGGTAGGCGTGGTCCGCATATTCGTTCGGGTCGTAGCGCTGCCACCAGTCGGACTTGATCAGGTTGCCGCCCTGGACGACGGGGTTCTGCTGGTACAGGGCCTCAAAGTCGCGGCCCGATCGTTGCTTGTGCAGCAGCAGCTCCGACACGGGGAATCGTTCCGGCCAGAGCGCGCGCAGGGTTCCGTCAGCCAGCTCGGTGAGGGCGGGCTGGCGCAGGTGGTGCCACAGGCCGCCGGCCCACTCCGGGGAGGCCTGAAGCCGGCCGCCCAGGTCGTCGGGGTGCCAGCGGGTCATGACCACGATTTCGATGGGCACGCTGCCGTCGTCGTTGGAGGGTTCCTTACGATTGGCGAGCGACCCCACGTACATATCCCACACACGGTCGCGGTAGGTCGCGCTCTCGGCCTCGGTGCGGTTCTTCACCGGGTCGTCAATCAGCAGCAGGTTGGCCGGCTTGCCGGTGGTGGAGCCGCCGATGCCGACGCCGTAATAGGAGCCGCCGGAGGTGGTCGACCATTCGTTCTTGGCGCGGGCATCGGCACGCAGGGCGAGGTCCGGGTAGGCCTGCCGCAGCTCGGGGCGCTCCAGATAGCCGCGGATATCGTTGCCGAACTTCTTCGCCAGGGCGTCGGCATAGCTGGACGACAGCACATGGCGGGTCGGGTGGCGGGAGAGGTAGTAGACCACGAACAGGGTGGTGATCAGCGCCGACTTGCCGTGGCGCGGCGGCATGTTGACCATGATGCGGGTGATCAGCTCGCCGGCCGGGTTGCGCAGCTCGCCCTTCTCCAGGAGGTCGAGGGTTTCGATGATCTCCAGGTGGTGGGGCTGAAGGTCCCACTCGGGATGCATCAGGCGGACGAAGCCCAGGAAAGAGGATTGGGCGGCGCGGATCGCGAGGAGGTGGGCTGCCGCTTCGGCGGGCGTCAGGGGCATTGGGTGTCCACCGGGATATAGCCCTTGTGCGCGGAGGGCGCGCGGGACGGGTTGCGGGCGTGGGCAGTCGCGAGGGTCGAGAGGCGCTTGTGGTCGAGGCCATGGGTGCGCGCGAACTCGCGGAGGTCCGCCACGTAGAGGATGGAGTTGCCGGGGGTCAGCACCTTGAAGCGGTGGGGCGGGCCGGCAGGGGGATCGGGCAGCAGGCGGGGATCGCGCGAGCCACGCGGGACGTGAGGGGCATGGAGGAAGGCCGGCCCCTGGTGGGGCTCGGGCGGAAGGGCGGCGATGAAGGCGCGCAGATCATTGGTGGTAGGGACGTTTTGAAAATGGTCGCTGGTGTCGGGGTGCCGGGGAGGTAGAACATCGCGACACGTCGTCGGCGGGGCGGCCCCTACGCCCCCGGCCTGCGCGGACAGGGGGGTGGGGGTGGGTGCGGCATGCACGTCGCGCGAGTGGGCGACGGGCGCGACAGACAACCGCGCGTCGTGTGCCGCGGACTGCGCCGTCACAGTGTCGCCGTCGGCCTCAGAAAATCCCTGCAATTCCAATGCGTTAGCCGTTTGGTCAACTCCCCTGTTAGGGGACTGACCGGCTGCAATGGCCTCCAGCTCCTCGACCGATAGGTCGCGGGGATTGTCCGACGAATGCCGAATGTGAGCGAAGCTCACACTCATGGAGGGGGCAGCCCGGTCCATGAGGGCGCAGAACAGGCGAGTTTGCGAGGGCGTCCACGGCTTCTCGCCGCGCATCGCCGCTACTGCCTCCGGCAGTAGAGCCCTGAATAACCGATTGCACAACTCCAGGTTCTCAGCGACCGCTGAGAGGTGGCTGCCGCCTGGATAATTCGAATTTCCGCCCCGTTCGTTCCCGGCCATCGCTCGCTCGCATGCATCCCGCATGCAACCTGCACCCATCGCCCGGACGGGTCGTCCCACACGCGCGCGCGCCATTCCCCGGAGGGGAAAGGGGGAAGAAGGCTGGGACCGATTGATGCCCTGGCCGTGGTGGTCAGGCCGGTCCCGCTCTCGCTTCACACCCACCCACACGATTCCCCGGAGGGGAAAGGGGGAAGCGGGATGCCGGCCAATCACGGTCGGCCCAACCCCGAAAGGACGCACCCCATGTCCCACTACCTGAACACCACCGTGACCGTGATCGCCGTCGCTGCCAACGGCAGCAAGACCGCCGAAAAGAACCGGCCGCTGTGGACCAATGGCTCGGCCTTCGCCGTCAAGTGGAGCGGGAAGCTGGCCCAGGTCACGTTCGTGGACCAGCACACCTGCGCCTTCGAGCTGCGCGCTCCCCGTGTCGCCCCGACGAACGAGGGGAAGGGGGGTCGCGGTGCCGTGTACGCCGGCTGGAAGCCCGCGAGCACCACGGACGTGAAGTCGATCCCGGCGGTTCCGGTGCCGGTCGCATCGCAGCCCGCCAAGGGCCGCAAGGCGCAGGTGCAGGCGACGCTCCCGCTGCCCGAGACGGCTGCCGCCTTCCTGTCGGCTGGCGTGACTGAGGCCCCGAAGGGCAAGGCCAAGCGCCAGACCGTTGCGGCGCCGGTTGCGGCCGAGCCCGCTGCCAAGCCGCGCTCGCCGGCCCAGCGTGAGGCGACGGTGCGCCTGTGTGAGGCGAACCTGCGCAAGGCCATGGCGACGGGGGACGAGGGCCGGATCGGCCGTGCCCGCAAGGCCCTGCACAGTGCCCTGGTGCATGCGGGGCGTGCGCCGGAGGCCGAGGCGGCGACGGCGGCGCCGGTCCCGACGGTGCGCCAGCGTGCCGCCAAGGCGAAGGCGAAGGCGCAGCCCGAGGCCGCGCAGGACCTGCTGGCCGGCAAGAGCCAAGCCGATCTGCTGGCCCTGCTGGAGACGGTCACGAACAAGCTGGCCCAGGCCAAGGCGTGATGCACACGGGGGCGGCGCATGGGCGCCGCTCCCACCCACCCGACAGCCCACAACCCACAACCTGAAAGGATGCACCCCATGGACGCCACTGTGATGGACGGCGTGATCGCCTCCCTGCGCGACGAATGCGTGTTCGCGCTCCGCACCAAGGACAAGGGCCGCTTGGCCGAGGCCAGCCGTCGGCTGAAGGCGGCGACGATGTGCCTGCGCTCTGGCGTGAGCGCGGAGGCGGCGCTGGAGGCCTGCACGCCGAAGGGCAAGGACAGCAAGGGCAAGGGGAAAGGCGGCCGCAAATGAAGGTCCCCTCGTATTTCGACCATGTGGCGCGCGAGTGCTTCGCTGCGCTGGAGCGTGGCGACACCACGACTGCGGCCAAAAAGCTGGGGGTGCTGCGCTGTCTGAATGCCGACGGCGTGGAGGCAGGCGAGTGCATGGAGGAGCAACGCGCCAGGACGCGACGGCTCGACCGGCTGTGGGGCCTGACGCAGGTCAAGGCGGAGTTGGCGTCTAAACCTTTCGACTAGGAACCGGCATGTGGAAACGGGGATGCAGGCGCGATGGTAGCGCTTGCATCCCGCAAAAGAGGCAGGCAACTATGCACGCACAGATGGGGTACTGGCATGGGGCTGGTGCACATGAGGCGGGCATGAGGAAGGAGGCACAGGCATGAGCGGCAAGCGTGAGCGCAGCAATCGCTCTAAGCGTGGCGGTCCCACCACCATGCCCCACCCGCTGCCATGGGCAGCGAACGACCACGCGGAAATGCTCGACGCCAACGGGGTGTGCGTTGGGCTGATGGGCTGCCCGGACACAGACGCAAGTGACATGGACCGGACGCTTGCGTATGGCGTCGTCGCGCGCGTGAACCTGCACGATGGGCTCGTGACGGCGTTGCGCGCGGTGCTGCACCCGAACCCGGAGGAGCCCTTTGCCAACGTCGGGCAGGAGATCGTGGCGCGACGGGTGTTGCGCGAGGCCGAGGCCCTAGGTGCCCTAGGTGCCCTAGGGGCAGGAGGGAAGGCATGACGGAGGGCAGGGAGGAGCTGCGGGCACGGGCGGAAGCGGTGCTCGCGGAGGAGCCGGGCATCACCGTGAGCAAGATGGCTCAGCGGTTGGGATGCAGCAAAGACAGGCTCTACAGCATGGCGCAGCAGTATGCATGGCGGCTCGGCACCACGGGCTCCACGCGGGTGGCCTGGGACGATGCGTTGCTGGAGGCGCTGGAGGCCATGGCGCTGAGCGACATGAGCATGAAGGACGTGGTGCTGCGCATGGGCATGAGCCCGCATGCCCTGGCGTCTGGCCTGCGTGAGCTGGTGCGGCGTGCTGCGCCGGATCGCAGGCTGGCCGCGCAGGTGCGTGAGCTGGTCGACCAAGCCACCAACCCACAACACTGACCGGGGGCGGCCTGCCGGCAGGCGGGCCACCACCATGCGAAAGGACACCCGATGGGGATCACGAAGGACGAAATGATGGAGGCCGGCGTCAGGGCCGCGCGCGACAGCATGCGCAACAAGGGCGAGATACGGATCCAGGTGGTCGGCTTCTCGCCCGAGCATGGCATGGTCGCCATGGACCTGAATGACGCATGGGGCTATGGCGACGAGGCGAAGGACGCGGCGCTTGCGCAGGTGCGGGTCCTGTTCCAGACGCACGGGGTCGAGGCCTTCATCGTGACGAGCGAGGCCTGGGTGACGCGGCACACGCTGCCCAAGGGATCGACGGCCAAGGACGCGGTGCGCAAGGCGGAGGAGCTGACCAAGGCCGGGCACCGTGCGTCACAGTCGGCCGAGCGCAAAGAGGTGGTCATGATCGGGGCCGGCGACGGCGACGGAATCACCTGGAAGAACTTCGACATCAAGCGCGATGCGAAGGGGAAAGTCACAGACCTCGTTGAAATGCGCGAGGCCTGCGTGACGATGGCGCGTTTCGACATGCTGTGCGTGCCGACCAAGAGCAAGACACACTGACACCATCATGGGGACGCGAGCGCAATGCTCCGTCCCCTTTTTCATGAGGACAGACACATGGGTGCGAAATTCATAAGCGCGGCAGCCATGAAGGCATCGTGGTCACCGAAGGACATCAAGTGGCCGAAGCAGAAACAGATCATCGACGACCTGTTAGAACAGCCCGGCATGAGCGACATCGTGCCGGCCACCGGCATGGGCAGGCCGCCCAAGCTGGTGAACATCGACAAGTCCCTCCTCTTCATTGAGCCCACATACCAGCGCCTGCTGAACACGCGCGCGTCGCTCAAGCTGATCCGCACCATGATCGAGGGGTGGAACTGGGACAACTTCGTGCCGCCGCGCGTGAGCCCGAAGGATGATGGGACCTATGCTGTGATCGACGGTGGGCACACCACCAGGGCGGCGTGGCTGATCCCGGCAATCACGGAGCTGCCCTGCCTGATCGGTGAGAAGAAGACCATTGCCGAACAGGCCGCGGCCTTCATCACCATGAACACCAGCCGCGTGAATGTGACGGGCTTGACCCTGTTCCATGCGGCGTGCGCTGCCGGCGAGCCCGACGCCGTGGCGGCCAAGCAGGCGGCCGAGAAGGCGGGCGTCACGATCCTGTCCGCGCCGGTCCCGGTGCGGAGCATGGACATTGGCGAGACGGTGGCCTTCAAGGCGATCCAGGTCTGTGTTCGCACGCACGGCGCCGAGCCCACCACCATCGCTCTGCGGGCGCTGAGAGAGGCGTGGGTGGAGCCGGGCCGGCTGAAGGGTGACTTCATCAGCGCCGCCACGCAGGTGGTCAGGCGGGTGCAGGATGCCGACGAGGGCTTTGACTTCGGCCGCTTCATCCGGGTGCTGCGGGCAAAGAGCATGCAGCAGCAGCACGCCGAGACGGCAAGGCTGACGATGAGGACCGGCGCGACCGGCACGCAGGCGTGGTTCATCTACTGGCGCCAGCAGTACGACAAGGCCAAGTGATGAGCTTCGATCCCTGGCCCGCCATCGTGGAGCGGCACAACGCCGCCCTGGAGGCCGGCGACCTGCTGATCTGGACCATCTACGACAACCCGTCCGATGCGCCGGGGCGCTTTGTGCTGCGCCCCTTCAGCAGCAGGAACGGACAGCCCGACACCTGGGCCTGCACCAGCAAGACGGCGGAGGCCCTGCGCGAGCTGATGCAGCGGCTGGGCCTGACCTGCATGCCGCGGCAGAACGGCGACGATCCGGTGATCCTGGAGAGCTGGCTGTAGTCCCATAGAAGTTGCTTGGGGGATGCATGACGTCCCCCTTTTCCCTTGCCGGTCATGCGTCTTCGTACTAGCCTCTTAGGCAACTGCGACGGAGACACGACATGACCGATGCCGAGCTGGCCGCTCGTCTGCGACAGGCCATCACCGACCGCGAAGCGGTGCGTCTCAAGTATACCCACGGGCTTGTCGAACCGGACATGGCGACACGCCTGTACCGCTGCGTGGATATCCCGCCCCTCTACAAGATCGTGCGCACCCCCGGCAACACGTTGTCAGGCTGGGGCAAGCCGCGCGTGACGTGGTTCCTTGAAGGCCGGGAGTTGCGGGAGTTCAAAACCCCCGGCGATGCTTGCGCCTTCCTGGAAATGATTGCCGGTGCGGCTTCGGCACAGCCTGCTGAACCGACCGAAGACGGCGCCGAACAGGCCGCTTAACCAACCGCCATTTCCCGCTGCCGCACAGACGCATGGTGCCAACTGCCATGCGTCTCCCGTGCGTGTGTCGCCATTCCCCGAAGGGGAAAGGGGGAAGCTGGCTGCCCTCAATTTGAAAGGAGCAACCCGATGCTTTCTGAAACCGTCAACGCCCTGTCGCTGGGCGACAAGATCAAGCTGCACGATGCCCTGGTCAGCCTCTTGCTGTGCAGCTCGGGCAGCATGATGCCGCCGACCGTGGACGAGGCCGAAGCCATGGCGGCCGACGCCTTCCGGGCGAACGTGGGCGACGACGTGGCCCGCCCGATCCTGGCCTTTGCCGAGCAGCGCAAGAGCCTGGGGCGGCAGCCGCAGCAGAGCGATCTGCCCGACCCGTCGGCGCTGGAGCCGAAGCTGTGGGATCTGCTGAAGCTGATCCAGCCGGCGTCCACCACCACCACCACCACCGCCAGCAACGGAGCCCCGGCCATGGCCGCCAGTGTGACCCTCGACCAGCAGTTCCTGCCCGCCTTGAACAGCCTGATCGGGCCGGCGACAAAGGGCCAGTTCGCCAGCGTCGATCCGCTGATCCAGGCCTTCCGGGAAGCGGCCGAGCTGCGTGGTCAGGTGGCGGACCTGTCGCACAAGCTGGCGACCCGGCCGGCGGCGGCGCTGCCGGCGGAGGTGAAGGGCACCGGCAACCTGCCCACCGGCAAGGTGAAGGAGGTGACGGCGGCCGACGTGTTCGTGGGGCCGGGCGGACAGAAGGCCGGCATCCTGAACTTCAAGGTGCCGGCGATGGAGTGGGACGCCCCGCACCCGCTCGTGGCGGAGGTGGACCCGGACTACCAGTTCGATCCGGTCACGCTGGCGGCCTACGCCTGGGCCTACCAGCAGAACAAGAACCCGCTGCTGGTGGGGCAGCCGGGCACAGGGAAGACCTCGTTCCTCGAACAGTTCTGCGCCCGGCTCGGCATGCCGACGATGCGGATCAACTGCGACAGCGAGATCACGAGGCTCGATCTGATCGGCCGTGACGTGCTGGCGAACGATCCCGCCACCGGGCACACCATCAGCCGGTTTGTCGACGGCATCCTGCCGCAGGCGATGCAGGCCCCGTGCGTCCTGATCGTGGACGAGGTGGACTACATCAGGCCGGACGTCGCCTATGTTTTCCAGCGGGTGCTGGAGGGCAACGGGTTGCTGGTCAATGAGGACGGCGGCCGGGTGATCGTCCCGCATCCGCTGTTCCGCATCGCCGCCACCGCCAACACGAAGCTGCAAGGCAACTCCACGGGTGCGTTCCAGGGCGCCCGCCCGCAGTCGGCTGCCTTCCGGGACCGCTTCCCGATCTGCATTGAGTTCGACTACCTGTCGGAGGATCAGGAGGTGGCGCTGCTGGTGGCGAAGGTGCCGGGCCTGAAGGAGCCCGACGCCCGCCGGCTGGTGAAGTTTGCCGACGAGGTGCGCACCGCGCGCAAGGCCGGCGACATCATGGAGACGCTGAGCCCGCGAGGTCTGGTGACGCTGGCGAGCATGATGGTCAGCTTCTTCGCCATCGGCACCGGCACGAGCGGCACGGCGGCGGCCGAGCGCAAGAAGCTCATGGACTTCGCCCTGAACATGACCGTGTTCAACAAGGCCGAGACGGCGGACGCGCTGGTGATCCGCGGTCTGGCCGACCGCTGCATCCCGTCGGCGTGAGGAGGCTACTTTGGGCTACACGCATTATAGCACCACCCACCGGGACTTCACGGACCTGGAGTGGGAAGCGATCTGCCGCAGCACGGAGCTGCTGCTGCGCAATCTGCCGAACCACAGCCTCTCGGCCGGCGCCTACTACAAGGACGACCCGCTGATGCTGCACGGCAACGGCCCGAACACCACCGAGCTGGCGCAGTTCGGGGACGATCTGGTGCGTGACTGCATCGACACGACCCGGATCTGGATCGAGGGCACCGGGCCGGCGGGCACGGACCTGGGGCACGAAAGTTTCGTGCTGAACCGGACGAAGGACCGGGCTTTCTGCAAGACGGCGCGCAAGCCCTACGACTTGGTGGTCTGCGCGGTCCTGGCCGTGGCGCAGATGGTGGCGCCCGACGCCATCAGCGTGACGAGCGACGGCGACAGCGACGACTGGTGGCCCGCCATCGAATGGGCGTCGCTGACGCTGGACATGGTGGTTTTCCTGCCGGCCGGGATCAACCGGGCAACCCGCACATAGGAGGGAGCGATGCGAGCTGTAGAGCTGGAGCAGGAATGCCGGGGCGTGTCCCGAACCATCGGGCGGGCTGCCGGCATTCGCGTTGTGTTCCGGGGGAATGAGGCCTCGACCAACGGCAAGGTGATTGTCCTGCCGGCCCTGGATCACACGGTCGATTACACGAAGGAGCAGGTGCAGGTGGCCCGTGGATACACGGATCACGAGGCGGCCCACCTGATCCTGACCGACATGGCGCAGTACCAGGAGGCGGCGGCGCAGGGCGGTGAGCTGTTCGCCTTCACGCTGAATGCCATGGAGGACATTCGGATCGAGCGGGAGCTGACCAAGAAGTATCCGGGCACGGCGCAGAACCTCTGCGCCACCACGGTGGCGGTCAACAGCGAGTTCCTGCGGGAGTATGCGGGCAAGCCGGAGGTGACCGGGAACGCCAAGCGGATCCTGCCGCTGGCGATCACCTGGGAAGGCAGGAAGCGGCTCGGCTATCCCACGAGTACGAACGACGAGTGCCTTGCCTCCGTGAGTGAGGAGGTGCGCAAGGCAGCGAGCCGGATTTGTGATGCGCTGGAGGCCTGCCACTCGACCGGCGACTGCATCACGCTGGCCGGCGCCGTGTGCGATGAGCTGGATCCGCAAGGCCAGCACAAGCAGGTGCGTGTCGTGGGCAAGAGCCGGCCGGGCAACCCGGCGCGGGGCAACGTCAGCAGCGGCGCGGCGAAGGGCAAGGGGAAGAAGGACGGCGAGGCGCCCGGCGGCAAGGGTGGCAAGGGCGACCAGCCCGGCGAGCTGCCCGGCAGCGGCGGCGGGAACCCTGGCACGGACAGCCCGCTGCCGGTGGGGCTCACGCCGGAGAAGCTGGCCGAGCTGCTGGGCAATGATGCCGGGCCGGGCGAGAGCCTGGACCCGTATCTGGCCGAGCCGTACCGGCCCTTCACCACGGAGGCCGACGAGCTGGTGGACGCCGTGCCGAGTGCCGACCCGTCGCTCAGCTATGCCGATCTGCTGCCGGCCGGTGCCGTGAGTGTGATGCGGCGGAAGCTGGAGCGCGCGCTGCTGGCGAAGCAGAACCGGGCGTGGCTCGGCGGGCACCAGGAAGGGAGGCTGGACAGCCGTCGGCTGGTGTCTGCGCTCGCCGGCCGGCCGAACGTCTACAAGCAGCGGGAGGAAGACGAGGAGATCGACACGGCCCTGGCCCTGCTGGTCGATCTGTCCGGGAGCATGCGCAACGGGGACGGCGCCGTGAGCAAGGCCGAGTGCGCGGCCAAGACGGCGGTGGCCCTGTCGGAGGCGGTCGACAAAACCGGGGTGGTCTATGGGGTGTTCGGCTTTCAGAACCGCGGCTTCACCGGCCAGCTCGCGGACGATCTGCGCAACGCCACGGACAGGGGCGAGCGCTTCGGCAGGCTGAGCCGGCTGCGGACCATCATCTTCAAGGGCTTTGATGAACCGCTCGTGCGGGCGCACCGCAAGCTGGTGACGATGCCGACCCTCGCCGGCGGCGACAACTCGGATGGGGACCATGTGGCGATCATCGCCGGCCTGCTGAAGAAGCGGCCGGAGCGGCGGAAGATCCTGATGGTCCTGTCCGATGGGCTGCCGAGCACCCGCACCAGCTTCGACACGGCCCACCTGGGCGGCCACCTGCTGGCCGAGGTGGAGGCGGCGGAGCGGGCCGGGATCGTGGTGGTGGGGATCGGAATCATGACCGACGGACCCCGCCGGTACTACCAGCGCTTCGCCCTGGTGAACAACCCGATGGACCTTGCCGGCACCGTGATGGACGAGGTGGCGCAGGTGATGCTGGGCGAGCGCTCGGCCCTGCTGATGCGCAAGGCAAGCTGAAGGAGGAGGACATGAAGCAACCGATTGATCTACGGCGCTTTCCGGTGGGCACCACCATGCGGATGCGCAACGGCAGGCTCTACCGTCTGGAGAGCACGCAATGGCGTGACGGGGAGGTGCTGCTGAAGGTCGTGGAGCAGAAGATCAAGGAGCGGAAGGCAGCGAAGAAACAGCTCTACCGCCGCACCAGCGTGGGCTTGGTGCCGGAGGGCGTGAGTGGCTGGGACGATCCGCAGCACGATCAGGCGGTGGACACCACCACCGTCTCGCCGGGCTGGGCGAAGATCGCGGAGGTGGACCTGACGATCCTGCCCGCCGGCACGAAGATATGCACGGTCGATGGCCGGGACATGGAGCTGCTGGAACCTGACACGGAGAATGCCGACAACCCCTATCCGGTGAGAGCGAAGCCGCTGGAGCAGGCCGACGAGAACGCGGTCACCTACACCAAGCAAGGCCGCCTCTACTCACACAGCAAGGTGCGCAAGGGCGGCGACCTGAAATGGGAGACGATGAAGCTCCCCGATCTGGCCGAGCCCATCCGCAAGTGGATGCTGGAGACGCGCAGCCTTGCGGTCCTGACGATGCGCACCGGCCGGCCGGCGCCGGCAGAGGAGAAGCCCAAGGACGAAGGGTCCTTTTGGGGCTGGTAACCGCAACTCACGGAAAGGAATGCACCCATGACCGACATCGAAAAGAAGCTGGCGCAGGGCATGCTCGGCAACCTGTTCAGCGATGAGACGAAGAAGAAGGCGCAGGAGGATCGCCGCGGCGGCGGGCGTGACAACTACGGCGACGTGTTCAAGCGGGACAACTACGGCCGGGGCCGCTGGGGGGATGATCCCTTCGACCAGCCGGCGCCGAAGGCCAAGGGTGGGGCGAAGACGGGCACCCGCAAGGCGACCGGCCACCGGGATGCGACGATGGACGATCCCGTGCACAGCCTGGGCACGGACGAGAAGGCGCTGCACACGGTCGTCCGGTTTGGGAAGAGGGGCGAGCCGGCGCGGATCGCGGAGGGCGACGCCAACCGCATCGTGGATCAGGCGGTGCGGGAGATTGGCCTGGTGCTCGATCGACACGGCCTGGTCTGGACCACGGATGGAAACCTCACTGTAAGGCGGGCGCTGTATCTGGCAATCGCCACAGGGCGGGCGGTGCAGGGGCCGCGCATGGAGGAGCTGGTGGTGGAGGGCAGCGCACCGGAGGAGGCGAAGCCGGAGGAGAAGGCGGAGGAGCCCACGCCCAAGGGCAAGGGGAAGGGCAAGCCGAAGGAGGAGCCGGCGGAAGAGGCGGGCGGACAGGCCGGGGACGAACCGGGCGACGTTCCGTCGCAGGAGTAGCGACACACAGGGGAGGGCGGGGCTCTCCCCGCCCAACCTGGAGGATGGACATGGAGCTGAGCACGGTGAAGCTGGCCCCCGGTGATGCGTGCCTCGTGGTCAGGAAGGACGGCGAGGTGCTGGTGGCTTATCCCGAGGGCAGCACGGAGGATCCGGCGCTGATCGTGATGGGCTTGGCGCTCGCGCTGAATGCGGAGGAGTGGGTGCAGACGCTGATCAAGCGCACCCGCACCAAGCTGAGCGAGGGGACCAAGGAATGATCCAGCCCACCGGCCCGGTTGCCTACATGCTGGTGCCGATGCAGGAGGCTCGCGACAAGCTGGTCTGCTGCGCCACCGGACAGGTGCTGAGCCTGGGCACGGGCACGCCGCCGCCGCTGAAGGTCGTGAGCCCGGAGATCGTGGAGCTGCTGGTCCATGGGCCGGGCGTCTCCCCGATTGTCACAGTGCAGGCCGACGAGCTGGCCCGGCTGAAGGCGGAGAGCGCCAGCCTGGAAAATCTCTGGTCCCTCATCCTTGCGGCGAACCAGTCCGGGGATAGGGCGCCGACGCAAGAGACGTGGCGCAAGCTGCTGCATGCGGCGCGTCGCATACGGCTCAGTAGGTGAGTGCTCTGCGTGTGTAGGTCGCGGGTGCATGTCGTTCGGACAGCCGATGTTCGGGCCTGTGCACCGTCTAGTTACTACTCAAGCCTGATAACCTTGAAAGGAGGCCCCCCATGAACGTGTTCGAGACGCTATTTGCAGTTCTGGACGGCATGTCGGATAGTGAACTACAAGCCATGGGAGAGCGCTGCGCCGAGCTGCTGAACACGAAACCGACCACACCCACGGGATGGGAGTGGACGCTTGTGTGCAGGGAGACGGCGGTTGCACAGACGATGGCGTCTGCGCTGACGGCAGGGTCCGGGACCTTGCCTTTCGCGCAGGGGCCGACGGTGAGCAAGCGCGCCAGTGGCGGGAGCGGCGGCGGGCGACCGTGGGCGAAGAAGGTGACGGCGCTTAACCCCAAGGGCAAGGGCGCCTACTGCATTGAGGGGGACTTCGTGAAGGACAGGCAACTCAAGGATTTCGTCGGGCTCGGCCATCCCGACACCGGGCACGCCTGTCCTATCCTGGTTGCAAGGCGATGGGACGGCGAGCTGGAGGCTATCCTTTGCGAGGCCGTGCGCGGCGCCCCTGGCGTCGAGCTGGGCGGGCGTACCTATCCGAACCTGCGGCAGATCGTGCGGACAGGACATAGCGAAACGGTAATTAACCGAGCGTTCAGCCGCTTCGACGGGCATGAACTGAGCCCTATCCTCAACGGCTTGTTGCGCGAGGGTGTCCCCGTCATGGCATAAGCCCTCTCGCTCGCTTGCCACTTTCGTGTGGCGAGGTTACACGGATGAAATTTTTTTTAGGATGGAGGCGCATACAGGAACCGATATCCGCCGTATAAAGGATGCAAGCATGTGGCGTTATGCTGCATGCTTGTATCCGGTTGCGACACGACAAGACAGGACAGGACCAATGCTGATGACACGCACTCGCCCTGAACAGGGGCGCGGCGGCGCTTATGACGCCGCTCGCCAGCCCTCACGAGAACAAGTCTTGGAAGCAATAGATGTATTGTGGGAATGCTTTCGAGAGTTAACGGCAAATAATAGCGGCGATGCAGAGCGAAGGCTTGCTTCGTTGGGAAAGTTTGCGACTGCGCTTAGTACAATTACGCAACAAGCACCTATTCTTCATCCAACTTATTCTGACGCATTTGCAAGTGATCCGCGCAACAATGATGCATTCGGAAATGTAAATACAAGCGGCCGTGATCTAAGTGGCCCCAACAAATCAATGTTTGTTCAATTGACGCCTAAACAACACGCCGTCATTCAAATGATGCTGCGCGGCGCAAGCAATGTTGAGATTGCAAAAAGACTTGGCTGGTCAGAAAGCACAGCCAAAGGCGCTATTCATAATCTTGCACGCAAGTTCTTGGCGCCAATAGGAGCGACAAGATATGACCGCGCTGGGCTAGATAATGTTGTTCGTCCTATTTACGAGGCGATGGGGCCGCAGGAATATGAGCACGTCGCAACTTTCCCCAAGACTTGGGACGCAAGATGGACAGAGGCTGATATCGCAATTCGGCCATACCTCTATGAGAAGCGCGTAAAATGATGAGGACCAATTGTCATGACACTCATGCTCTACGAGAGAGGGGGACGCCTATACGCTCACGGCACTGTTGAGGGTGAGCGCGTCCGCAAATCGCTAGGGCTGCCGGCGTCGGCAGTGAGCGAGGGAACGGCGAGGCTGCGCGAGCTGGAGGAGGAGCTGCGCCAGGGCAGAGGGATGACCTGGAGCGCGGCGACCACCCGCTATCTCGCGCGGCCCCAAGGATGCAGCCGAGGAACACGGGGGTACGTCACGCGGCTGACCGCGTGGTGGAAGGACACGCCGCTGCGCGACATCACCGCGGAGGGCGTGGAGCGCTTCGTGCGCGAGACGATGCCGGGCCGCAAGCCGGGGACGATCCGCCGTTGCCTCGTGGTGTTCAAGGCCGTGCTGCATCATGTCGACCATAAGCCGCCGCGGCTGCCGAGGCTGGTGGTGGACGACGCTCGCACCCGTTGGCTGTCACAGGCCGAGGTGGGCCGGCTGCTGGCACGGGCGGAGAGGGACCGCCCGGACATGCTGCCGCTGCTGCACTTCCTGCTGCGCACCGGCTGCCGCGTGGGCGAGGCCCTGGCGCTGGAGTGGCAGAACGTGGACATGCAGGCGGGCACCGCCGTGCTGGTCAGTCAGAAGGGCGGCCGGCGCCGGCTGCGAACCGTACCTCTCACACCCACCGTCGTGGCCCAACTGGAGGCCATCAGGCAGGCAAAGGGGGCGGTGTTCCGGCACTCAGGGGGAGAGCCCTGGCGGAGCTACTTCGGCGCACGCAAGGCCTTCCTGACGCTGGCGCAGGGGGCCGGGCTGGTGGACGTGCGGCTGCACGATCTGCGGCGCACCTTCGCGAGCCACCTGTTCCTGGCCGGCGTCGATCTGATCACCGTGGCGAAGTTGCTGGGCCATGAGGATCTGACGATGCTGAAGCGGGTCTACGCGCAGGTAACCGGGGCACACCTGGGCGGAGCTGTTGCGAAGCTGCCCTACTGATCCAAGGAAAGGACCGCACCCATGAGCGAAGCAGGCGAGCCCGAGAACCTGATGCTGGTGATGCTGCGCCGGCTGGACGTGAAGATGGACCGGGTGATGGACGAGCTGGCCGACATTCGGCTGCGCCAGAGCGAGACGCAGATCGCCGTGACGGCGCTGCGCCGCGACCAGAACGCGGACGCATCGGCAGTCGCCCGGATGCAGGTGAACATGGACCGCATGCGGAACGACATCGACCGAATCATGCGGCGCCTGGACGTGGTGGAGTAACCCGGCCAAGTGGATCTTGGTCAGAGGTAGGCGCGCTGCACGGGAAAGTTTTGCTGACGGATCTGATCTGACACGACGCGCGCAGGAAAAGATCCTCTCGCGCATAGGTTTGTTGTCGCGCTTTTGCCGATACCGCTTGCGTGGAATCGGGTGCAGGTGGCAGCCTGCGGGATCGACAGGAACAGACAGAGGAAAGCCAGAGCCCAGAAACGAAGAGGCCCGCCCAAGCTGGCGGGGAGCCAACCAAGGCAGGCACATCGTTCTGTCGCAAGACCGATCCTGCCAGCTCCCCCCGGACATCGCAAGCGTTTTTGACACCCACGGGTGAACGCCCCCGCTTTGCCTGCCGCATGCCCGGCGGGTAGGGCGGGGGTGGGCGGGTCCTCGCGCGCCTGGGCGGCGTGCGAACCATGGAAGATTTGCAAGACGATCCGGCCGAGCGCCAGATCTGGCGGGACTATTACGACCGGCTGCGCGCCGGGGACGATGCCGGGGAAGAAGCCAACCGCCGAGCGCAGGAGCTGGCGGCCCGGCGGGAACGCGCGCGTCCTGTCCGCGATCTGCCGAAGCCGAAGCCGGCCAAGCCGAAGAAGCCGTTGCCCGGCCCGACGCCCCGTGAGCTATTCGTGCTCCGGCCGGTGTGGATCGGCCGTGACTGCGGACTGACGGCCGCCGGCAATGGGATGATGGACACCCTGCTGCGGATCGCCAGGGGGCGGACCATCATCACGACCAAGCGCCAGATCGAACAGGCCGCCATGAAATCCCGCAGCACAGTGCAGCGCGGGCTGCGTGAGTGTGCCGCCGCCGGCCTGTTGGTGGTGACCCCGAGGACCGGGAAGTATGGCCGCACCATCGGCCTGCGGATCGAGCTGCACAAGGATGCCTTCGTGCTCGGTGACAGGCGCGCGGGTAGGGGGTCAGAATTGACCCCCCTTTTTCATCCAAAGAAAAACCAGAAACACGCGGGCGCGCGCGCAACCCCTGTGGATAACTCAAACGAGGAAGGCGAACATGGTGAAGATCGACAGGACCAAAGCCTACGACAGGATCAAGTTCCACCTGCCCATGCGGCAAGCCGAAGCGTACCGGCGGATGGGAATGTGGATCGGCAGCGCGCAAAGGGCAGTGCTGCACATGCTGGACAGGATGACGGCCGAGGACGGCTACCAACCCACCGAAGCGGACAAGGAGGATGCGCTGAACGCCGTGCAGCAAATTGCTTTCAAGGCTTTCGGGGACCTGAACGCCCAGCGCAAACTCACAACGGCGCCGTTTATCTTCATGCGGCCCAAGCTCGTGGACATGAGGGAGCTGATCGCGGAAGCAAAGGAGGCCAGCCGCCCTACAGACAGGGCCGAGCGCTTCATCATGGGCACCCGCATCCTGCTCGGGGGGAGCCACCTCATCCGCACGGACGACATGTACGTCTTTGGCCTGGACGAGGGCCGGATGTTCTAGCCGCACCCGCTGCCCATGTAGAGCCTGGGGCCAGCAAGGGGAGAGCGGGGAATGCGGTTGCTCAGCGCGCCGAAGTTCAGCGACCGGGGGGTGAGCTATGCGATGGACGTGGGCACGTTCACGGTGACCGAGCCGGCGGAGGTGCCGGAGGATCATTGGCAGGCGATGGGGCCGCTGATCGCCCGGAAGGTGCGGTTGCGGCTGGAGGGCCAGCGGGTGAGGCAGCACCTGGGGCAGCTCGTGTGGGTGACCGACCAGCGGCTGGAGCCGTTCGACCCGCACTGGAGCTGCCGGCCGGTGCCGATGGAGGCGGCGGGCAAGACGCTGTGCTGGGTGATGGTGGACAGCCCGAGCCTGGAGCCGGGGAAGCTGCGCTACCGTGCCGCGCTGAAGGAGCTGGAGGCGCGGGGCATGGTGGCCGCCGTGGTGGTGGAAGAGGATCGCATCCGGGTGGACCGGGCGAAGGTGACCTGCGTCAGATTGCCGCACCTGGGCACGATCCTGATCCGCGGCAACAAGCTGATCCCGAGGCCGGGGAAGCACCAGACGAACGTGGCCGAAGTCCTGGGCCTGACGAGGCTTGGGCACAACATGCGCAGGCAGGACGCGCCGGGCAACTACAGGATGCTGGCCGAGGCAGTGGCCTCGCAGCTCGTCGGCCGGCCGGCCGATGGCTGGCAATGGTCACTGGCGCAACCGAAGCGAAAGCGATAGAGATCCAAGCCGTTGGAGGTAGGTGCAGCAATCCTCTGCACGTCTTGCGGACGGCTAAGTCACAACCGGACGGGTAGCGCTATGCCCATCGTGGTAACGCGCACACCTTGACAGATGCATAGGTGAAAGCACAAATTTGACACGGAAGCAGAACGAAAAAAACCGACGGGCGACATGACTGGACAAGATCAGTGGGAGCCGGTGGAGTGGCGAAGTCTCGCGCCCCTCGGTCATGAGGGCTATGAAGTCAGCAACTATGGAGAGGTCAGGTCAAACCTCTCGGGACGGCCGCGATTGCTTTCCCCTCTGTTCGCCAGGACTTTGAGCCCGAGAGTGCATCTTCATGCGCCGAACGGCACGCGACAGACCAAGCGCGTGTGTATGTTGGTCGCACGGACTTTCATGGGCGTGAAGGGTAATCCGAAGATCACCTACTACGACGACGACCCGACGCATAACGCCGTCTGGAATCTGCGGATCGAGGAAGAGGACGATGCACCGCCGGCCAATCTGCGCGCCGTCCTGAACGCGATGCCGCGGTGGCCGATCTGCCGGTCCTGGCCCATCTGACTAAGCCCACCCTGCCCTGATCTGTGTCGCCTGCGTGCCCGTTCCTGGGTGCGCGGGCTTTTTTGCGTCCGCGCCTGGGGTTGCGAAAACGGGTAGTGGGATCATGAACCCGTAGTAGGGCTTACAACTTCCTTGCATCCTTTATGCGTCCATGGCAGGCTTTGTCCATCGGGACAGCACCGGACATGACGCGACATGATGACCTCGACTGATGCGAAGATCCGCTTCGCCCACCTCCTCGCCATTCGAGCCAGCCAGTACGACGCGCAGGCGCAGGGCCTGCTGGCGCAAGCCCGTGTCGCACTGAGGCGTGCTGACCGCCTGCGCGCGGCGGCGGGCTCGCGGCTGGAGAAGGCGATGGCGGAGCCGAGCCAATGAGCGCCTGGAACCTGGGGAAGGTGGAGGCCACGACCATCCATCTTCCCTGGCAACTGAAGGCCGCCGTGCGCAAGGCCGCCGCTGCGCAGGGCGTCAGTGTCAGTGCATTCGTGTCGGAGCTGATCCGTGCGGAGCTGGAGCGGCAGGGCTGCGAGGTGGAGGCGTCGAGCATCGCCCACCGCGTCGAGGCCCTGCCGCCCCGGACCCGCCTTGTGATCGAGGGGTTGTTGGCCGGGAAGACCAAC